CAGGACCCAGACCTAGACCAGGACCCAGACCTAGACCAGGACCCAGACCTAGACCAGGACCCAGACCCAAACCCAGACCCAAACCCAGACCCAAACCCAGACCAGGACCAAGACCCAGACCAAGACCAGGACCAAGACCCAGACCTAGACCAGGACCTAGACCCAGACCAAGACCCAGACCAAACCCTGTATTTTGCTTGTCTTGTTCTCATGCGTACGCTCCAGACCTAGACCAAGACCAAGACCCAGACCCAGACCAAGACCAAGACCAAGACCCAGACCAAGACCCAGACCAAGACCCAGACCTAGACCCAGACCTAGACCAGGACCTAGACCTGTATTTTGTTCGTTTTGTTATCATGTGTACGCTCCTTTCCCACGTTCATGCCGCTCGTAAGCGGCATGGGCTTGGGCTAGTCGCGGATATAACCGAAACTTTCAATTGCCTGCAACGTCACATACCACGTGTTGGTAGGAAGTGCTTGAGCATCCTTCCAATGCTTATCCCCAAAGGCGCCTGTCTCAAAGACAAGGCGAGCGGCATCAAGTTTAACGCACGTTGCGTTGATACCCACCAGCGTACCCGTGTAAATGTACACGCCACAGAACAGCGTAACCGGCTTGCCAAGGAACGCCGCAAGCCCTTCGTTTTCAACTTCCTGAACCACGACCTTCATGTCCTTCTCCTGTTGTTAAGGGGTTAGTGTTTACCAGACCCAAACGGCACACGCCGCGCACAAAAGTGTGATGTATGCCGACATGAACCACAGAATGAGCCCGTGCTTGTAATCTGTTGTCATCATTTAACTCTCAGGATAGGCGGCGTTGAACGTCTCAATGAGCTTCGCGATGGCAGTGCGTATTTTGTCCACTTCGTAGGGGTTGTCCGTATGGGTATAGTAGAGCAGATAGGCACCACCCAGGATATCAGTACATGCAAAATGGGCAGCTGTTAGTAGGTCGCAACGCAAATCATCGGTCATTGGATCGCTCCTTTCAGTGTTTGTGGTACGAAACATGCGCAACGTCACGCGACCAACATGCGCGGCACCTGCCGCATTTATTGCCTTGCTTTGGTGCCGGGCAGGTGTGCCCCTGCGCTTCCTTGTGGTGGTGCACCCCGCTTGTGATCGGCCAAGCCCTAGTTGCGGCCCCGTCGACCATGGCGGCCGATACCCGGATAGTCAAGTTATCCGGCACGGTGCCGCCCTGCTTTACATATTGTTGAACGATACCAAGCTCGCGCGTTGGCAGCCAGTGGGCGATCTGTGGCGTTAGAGCCGCAACCGCGCATATTTTCGTCAGGTGCTCGACCGACTGCAGATCGCCGCTATCGTGCCAGCGGTGCCACCGCTCGCCGCTACGCTCGAGCAGGGTAACCATAGCCAGCGTCCACAGCGGGGACGTGATACCGGCGAGCCGTTTGGCGTGCGCCTTTGCCACGCTGGAGTACTGGTAATTACCCTTCAAAGCGTAGCATCCGTGGCACACGGAGCCGTCTATTTGGGCAAGCTTCATGCCTGTAAGGCAGGCATGCGCGCTAATGCCGTAGGACGTACCAGGCATCTTGGATGGGTAGCCTAGGCTACCGGCGACCGCTAAGGCCTCTTTCATTTTCATCGGCGGAACTCCTTCATCGCCTCATCAATCAACCGATCACATTCTTCCTCGCCTACTAGCCGGCGGATACGCAACATAATATGGCCAGACTCGCCCTGGGTTGGATGCTTATGCTGCCCCCACCCATCGGCCGGGCCGTTGATAGTTTCAGCATATGCCTTCGCAAGTTGTTCCGGTGTCATGTTTTCACTCCTTCGTTTTGCGCATAGCTGCTATGCGCTGCGGTGTGGAACGTACAAGCGTTTTAATGTATAACTGCTCACGGCGCTCGACGGCACCGCCGCCGGGTCGCACGCAACGGAGAAACCCCATGCCTAAGCGTATCAGACCCAAACGCACGCAGAACGTATTCGCTTTCGAGAACCGTCGCACTCGATTCGAGCGGATCGGCAAAGTGCGAATGAACAAGGCCCTTACAGCTATCCGACTGCTCGGAAACCTGTCAAGTTCCAATTATGAGTGGAACCAGAGAGATGTCCGCACTATGCAGGACACGCTACTGTATTCCGTAGGTGTCATGGTTAGCCGGTTCAACAAAGTGAGAGCAGAACGCCTTACCTTTGCTTTCCCACAAGACAAAGGCAAGGCGGCTAACTTCAACGATGAGCACCCGAGACTTGTTACAGGGTTGGAACAGCTAAAGGGGGCGGAATAAGATCAAGACGTAGTTCCAGCTGCTCCGAGTAGAAGTCCAGAGCCTCGATCATGTGATCGAGGCTTTCTTTTTGTTCACACTCTACAATCAGTCGCCCTAACTTGTCCTCGAACCGTGGCATTGGCGTGCCTCCCTGAGTTCCAATGTTAGGTGAATAACACACCTTACAGTGTGGTAATCAGGGAAGCAACCACCTTTAAGTTGTATCACCCAACCAATTCAAAATTACGTAGGCTGACAAGCATATCCAAGAGGGTCTGCCTTTCTTCCTCGAAGACCTCTTGGTAATAGTCGTCGCCGCTGTTGTCTTGGATACCCCACAATCCAGGGCTCTTGAGCGTAGTCACGATCCAATCATGGCCATACGGAATCCTGATTTCAGCCACCGCCCGCACCCCAACAAAACCGAAAACACCTGCTTGGTACGCCGCCAAATCCTGTTCAAAGCCCTCTTGCTCAAGCCAGCTGATATCAGCATCGTCGTCGGGAACAATTTCACGAATGATAGTAACTTGTGCCTCACTCATGGGTTTGGTCCTTTCTGCGTTGTAAGGGTAGCAGCACGGAAGGCTGCCGTTGCCAAAGGCAACCTAGACAAGGGTGTCGCTCTGTTTGGCCTAGAGCGTCCGTGCTGCCACCGTTACAACGTGTCACCTTTCAACTAAGTGGGGCCGGCGCAGGGTGAAAGGAGGAAGCCCCTGCGCCGGCCTTCGCGCGGTCCGCTCTACAGCGTGTTTCATGCACCCGGAGCGTATGCGCTAGTCAAGAAGTGGCAGCCACTTAACTCCTGGGACGTTCATTGTAATGAGGGTCTGCGCAACACCTTCTGCAAATTTACTCAAAACAGCATCAGCATCAGCATCAGCAACAGCAACAGCAACAACATCAGCATAAGCAGCAGCAGCATAAGCAGCAGCAGCATCAGCAGCATCAGCAGCAGCATAAGCAGCAGCAGCATCAGCAGCAGCATCAGCAGCATAAGCAGCAGCAGCAGCAGCAGCAGCAGCAGCAGCAGCAGCAGCAGCATAAGCAGCAGCAACAGCAGCAACAGTAGCAGCATCACGGGCAAGAGGGATTAATGTTTGCACCCACGCAACCGCGTCAAAGTCGGTATCCGTGCCTAGCTGTAAAACTGCCAGTTTGCGCATACCCTTGGCGCGAGCGGCAGGGGAAGACCATCGGGAATCATTAAGGTTTATTTTTAGAGCCCGAATTGCCGGATGCACGCAGGCGGGATCGTCACCGTGGGGCAGGCCAAAAGCAAAGCAAACAGCGGCTTCAACACACATATGCCCTGGTTTCGATACGCCAAGCCCTGTAACAAGGCCGGCGTCTACAACCTCTATCAGTCTTTTAACGGTAGTTTCGGTGATTTCCATATCCATATTCATATTCCTTTCAGGTTTCGTTTACCACACCCAAATCAGGCAGGCAAGCCACAGCAACGTGACGTAGCACGTCATAAACCACAGAATGAGGTGGTGCTTGTAGTCTGTTGTCATTTTCGCCCCTCCTTGCTGTCATAAGTCACGAATACAGGGCCGGCGCCAATATCGCTGCACACATAACAGTTACCGCTATTATCCGGCAGAGCGCCGCAATGCCATTCACCAACCCAATCGAACTTGTTGGCGAGCTTCTTTGCGGCTGCGTGGTGGTTATCGTCGGTATCCAAGGCGCCGTCCCAGGACAATATGACCGATCCTGCGTTGGCCTTTGCCTTGATGCGTGACCCTTTGACGTTCGACGGGCCAATGTACTTCGTGACGATAGCCTGAAATGTTCTTACCTTCATAGTGTGTCCTTTCAAGAGCGTCGGCTGGATTGCCGTTCATAGCCACCGCGTGGATGGCTATGGGCCGCAATCCTTCACATTCCAAGGTAAAAGTACCAGCGCCCATCATCGCCTTTATAGAGGCAACCGGACAACGTGCCTTCCTCGCAAAGCGCAACGTAGTCCATATAGTCCTCGGCAAGCTCCATCTCACGGATTGCAGCGGCAACGTCTTGGCACATGATAGCCTGCAGCTCCTCCTCAGACCACGCCGCAATCTCATCCTCGGACCACGCTCCATACTCGCGGAAATGGGCACGGGCAGCGGTGCGTGCCTCGTCTGTAGTCAAGAGCGGCCGGTCCTTGCCGTACTCCTTGGCATTGCTCCAGGTGATACGACTGGCGTCTCGGCCATGCTCCATCACCGAGCCCGAAAGCTCGACCATGCTGTCAACGTCTTCTACCATGTGGGTTACATCAAGTTCCATCGTGTTATCCTTTCACGGGGGGGAGGATGTAGGCGTGCTGCGCTGCACCGGGGTTATTCGCCTTAAGATTGCGCATATACACCTCGGCAAGCTCCTTCGTGCTGGTGCAGTAAAGAGCGCGCATCTCGTTAGGCGGATCGATCACCACAGTCCATTGTGTCGGGTGGTAGAGCTTCACCGGACGCTGTTGCTGGTGCCATGTTGCCATCGTGTTATCCTTTCATCACTTTGTCTATAAACGCTTGTTTCTTGAAGTCGTAGGCAGCGTCCTCCTGCTCGACAATCTTGGCGGACTGCAAGGCCTCTGTTTTGGTCTCGTACCCCACGGAGCGGGCCTCATAGCCCTCTGCGTCGATTACCCACCACAACCCTCGGTGTTTCTCAACTGTGTATGCTGACATCGTGTTATCCTTTCACCGTTTCAACATCTAAGACGGATAGTATATTAATCAGTCACTGTGGGACGAACTAACAAATCCGTTACTGTCCTCCCACAAAAACACCCGGTATATATTGACCAATTCCGGGAACTCCTTACGGTCCTCGTTCGTCACTTCGAACATGAGGGTTTCCCCGTCATCACCGTCCGCACCACCATTCAGGTAGCAGTCCCAGAAATACGGCACGAATAAGGGCTCGCCCTCGAATTTGCCGGGACTGGCGATACGGCCGTGATCAATTACGTAATCCTTCTCAATCTCTTGTCGTGTCATGTTTGTGGTCCTTTCATGGGGCGCGGCGCTCGTTCGCCGGCACCCTCGGCGGGTCGCACGCCCCGATTTTACCTGTTGAGCTATGCGGTTTTTGCATAGCTCCTGGAGTTTACCTCAACCCAGCCGGCTGGCGTGAGGCGGAACTCCCGTTGACTGTGCGGGATCAGTTCAACGAGACCGAGTTCAACTAGCCTGTGGATAGGCCGCCAAGACGGCATTGGGGCGCTATTGTGTGGCTTCGGCCGGTTATCTGGAATGATGCTACCCCCTTCCAGCGATAGGTGGAGCAAGAGTGAGAGGGCAAGATCCGACAGCTCGGCCATGTAAATACTCCAATCATTTCATCGGGTTAGACGGCAAGCATAGCGCAGCTCCCGGCAGGGGTCAAGGGCTATTGTCGCTTTTGCTATTGTTTTTAACTATAAGTACTATATTACTTAGTATATGTAATAGTTGGTTGTAATGTCCTTTAGGTTGCAATCCACAACCTATCGGTTGTATACAACCACTTTATACTCTTCGTACGCTATAACCCTCTCTCGTTTTTAAAACCCCTCATTTGCCGCATTACGCGCCAACACCTTGAAATCATGCGACTATTCAACATTAATTTTTTGTATACCTTCTGGCCTCGGGTCCTCATTACGCTGCATTAGGCTGTCTACGACCCTTTCGCGGGTACAACCCAACGCGGGTTGTATGCACGTCAGCTGAGTCATGCGTCCAGCGCATGGCCGTGCGACCCGCCGGAGGTGACCGGCAAGGCGATCATGCCAAGGCGCCGGGATGAAAGGATGCGATCATGTCACATCTTGAAACCAGCAAGACCACCGGCAAGTCCTTCCTGATATTCAATCGGGACGAGCTTACGCCCCCAGAGCAGAAGTTGTACGATGCACAAGCACAAGCGTATAAGCTTGCCGGTCAAGCCCTTGACGCCTTCAAGGTCGAATTCCGCAAGCGCAAGGACGTTCCCGATACCGTCGATGTGTCTTGCCGCTATGGCCGCGTTAATGTGTCCGTCGGCGGCAAGCCCGCCAGGGCCTCTAGCAAGCCCGTGATGACGTTGGCGCAGTTCATTGAGCAGGAGGCAGCACGATGACCCGTAAACAGAAAATCACCCTTCGCCGATTGCGCCGTGCTGATCTAGCCCGTTTATGGTGGCGGATTTACCGCTACGGATATTGATACCTCATAAGTGATAAGCTGAAACCCTGCCAGCGTGGCAGGGTTTTGGCGTGTCACCATCCGAGGTGGCTGCAGCTGGCAGGCAGGAGGGCGACCCGCCCCCCCGCCTGGACAGGGCCTCACCCTGCGCGCGAAGAAGGGTGTGCCGGAAATATGTTTGGGGTAAAAAGTGAAATTAACAAATGGTTAACTCCTATGCTCCACCCTGTGCCGTATGGCCACCTCCAAGACCGTTCGCGTCGTCACCGGAACCAAGCCGCCCCAGTACCGGGCCGTGAACATTGTCACGTCTGGCTCTACAACCTATCCGACTTATCTCCAGACCACCCTGGACGACCGCACCTTTGAAACCGTGTATGATGTCGGTTCACCCGCCGTTGCCGGCCTTGAGACTGTAATCATTTCAGGCGCGACCCCCGCCCCCACCGTGACCTCGGTTACACCTAGCGGTGGTACAACCCTGGGCGGCGACAGCGTTGTAATCGCCGGGACCAATTTCACTGGCGCCACCGCAGTCAAGTTCGGGGCTACCGACGCTGCGTCTTTCGTTGTTGACAGCGACATCCAGATCACTGCCACTACCCCCGCCGGTTCTGCGGGTGCGGTCCACACCACCGTAACGACCTCAGGCGGTACCAGTTCCACCGGTGCCGGTGACCTATTTACTTACGCCGTGCAGACCATTGCCTTCGTGGGCGCCGCTGACGGCGGCGATGTTGTAACTGCCAGCAGTATGACATATAGCTATACGGTCGGAAGCGGAAGTAACCGTTTGCTCGTAGTTAATGTCGCCGGAGATGCGGCGACTGATTTGATAGCTGGGGTCACCTATAACGGCGCGTCTATGACTTCTATTGGGAAACAACAAAGTGCGCCTGGCGGTGCCGGTCAACGGTGGGAGTATGGTTTCTTTCTGTTAAACCCAGCGTCGGGGGCCCACAACGTCGTCATTTCTGCCTCTAGCGCGTGCGATCGTATTATTTCTGTGGCTGCTGATTACAGCGGCGTAAAACAGAGCGGCCAGCCGGGTGTGACGACGTTAAATTTGTCGGCCGATGGCGCTAATGAGCTTACGACAGTACCGGTTACTGTTTCCGATAACGCCTGGACGGTCATATGCGAGTCTGGGTTCGACACGGATTTGTCGGCTCCGACCGGTGATGCGCAGACAGTTTTTAGGGTCGTGGGCAGTTTTGGGACGGTTTCGATATTCGATTCTGGGGCGGCAATTAGTCCTGCGGGGCCGTATGCAATGACTACACACCGCACTCTGGTAGCCGGGACGGCGGATATCTCGCATATCATTGCCGGTTTTGATCACGCATAAAGGCGCCCCCCGCGTTCGAATATACATGATTCGAAGGATTATTAGGTGCCATATACTGGAAGTCCAGTTGCCAATATTACTTCTTTTGATACTTCCGGTGGTTTCGCTATGTCGCGGACGAGCGGGCAATTGCCCGCGTTTGTTCATGTGTCTGCTTCCCCGATCCTTGCTGCCGGTACTACTGAGCCTTATGAGGATATAGAATATACCTGGGATTTCGGGGACCCGGGCGGGACTGAGGTTTTTGTAGACCCGGCGGTATGGCCCTACACCTCTGGCGGCCCTGCCGTTAACGCGAATACCGATCAAGTTGGGCCAGATGCGGTGTATGTCTATCGCACGGCCGGGACGTTCACGATTACGTTGAATATAAGAGCTCGCAATACCGGAGGGTTTATTACAACGTCGGTAGCGCAGACGTTTGTCGCTAGTACCTTCAATGCTTCCGGCGGTGAGTTTTGGATTGATGGTACTGCTGTCACGGATGGTTCCGGGACACTCATATCACCGTTCAACAACTTGCTATCTGCTTTTCTTGCTTCTACGGGTGGCGGGACGTTTACTAATGTCGCTTGGCACATCAAGCGGGGCTCGAATTTTGTTGGAGGCCCTGTCGGAATTGGTAACGGAGGTCGTCCGGTTTCTGGTTTCAGGGTTGATGCTTATGGGACGGGGACGGACCCGGCCCGTAACGACACATCCAATTCTTATGGTGCTGTTCAATTCGATAATAACAACGGTATTTCTATTACAGACATTGTTGTTTCAAATATAAGAGCGATTACTAGTGGGGCCAATACGAGCGCCCGCGTTGGCGGTATTTGGGCGATTGATGGCAATCCATCTGCTGTAAGTGATATCTATTTTGATAACTGCTCGTTTAGTACTGACTTGACTACTGTTATCGACACGGTGGCGATTGCCACAGAATTGGGGGACAACCCGGTATGTAAGAACGTAGGGACTTGGAATTGCTCTGTGTCTAGCCCCCTCAACCAGGGCGGTATCAACCGCCAGGGTATGAATGTTCAAGGGTGGCATCAGTGGGTGTTTATTTTTGCCGGGTCTATCGTTGGCGGCGGCCACGATAACACCAGGGACCACCATATATACCCGAATGTCAGGTATAATTTTCTGCTTCGGTGGATAAATTTCGGGTCAAGTGGCACGACCCCAACGCGAGCATTTTGTATCAATGGAAACTACAACAGCACTACTGCCGCATTTAGTGGCGTCGATGCCGGGGAGAACGAAACAGCTACTATTACCGCCGGAGGTGTTTTAAATATACCTAATGCAACTAGCAGTTCCCCCCCGTTTCTTCCGGGGATGTTTATCTACGATGACGAGAACGCATTCGCCATACCTTTGGGTGTGACAATACTACCCTATGGGACGAGGGGGACAACGGGAACGGGTGGTGTTGGTACCTATGCGTTGAGTGATACCTCGTTTGTGGTGTCAACCCCATTCGCGGCGATTGGAGTGATATCCGTACAGAACGTACAGTATTATTGTATAGATGGCTGTTATTTTAGCGGCACAGAGTTTGCGGTAGACTTCGGGGATGATTTCAATGCCGCCGCTGCGGTTCATTTCAAGGATATGGTGGTTCAAGGCTGCGCGTTTGCGAGTTTGGGTCAGGGGGGGATGATCCCGTCAAATTTGGAGACGGGCACGTTTAGGGATAACGTTATTTGGGGTTTAGGGTCGAACGGGTTTTTTGATCCTAGCTTGTCAAGTCCTTTGCAGGCTACTTTGCCACCCATTTGCCATTACCAACTGTACCGCAATAAGATATATCAGACAACCGGGTTTACTACTAATCTGAGGGGAGGGGACAATACAATTACATCTACTCAGCCCCTTGTGTTTGCGGACAATCAGATAGAAGATGTGCGCGGGGGCTCAAGTTGTTTTATTCTTTCCTTGGATGCTGCCCAGAACACTACTTCTGTTATTGACCTTAACAATTATCTCTGCCCCAACGCTATAGGCGGCGGAACTAGTGCGTCTCAATTCAATCAGAGCGGGGGCTCGCTATTTTCTTTTTCTGCTTGGCAGGCGCTCGGCTCTAACTTTGACCCGAATAGCACTGCCGATACTGCGTCGTTCCCAACTTGGATCGCTCCTTCAATCGGTAATTTCAATGTTACCGGGAGCACTGGTGTTACCGGCCCCACTGGGCCTACTGGTCCTCGCGGGCCCACCGGGCCTACAGGACCAACTGGTCCCACCGGGCCTACTGGTGATCGAGGGCCTCTCGGGCCTCTCGGACCTAATGGAATTACGGGGCCGACCGGCCCCACCGGCCCCACCGGAGTGGCCGGCCTTGGGGGTCCTGGTTTCCCTGGCGGCCCTGGCGGCCCTGGCGGCCGTGGTGGTTCTGGAGCTACCGGCGGATTTGGCGGTCCCGGTGGACCCGGCGGTCCCGGTGGACCCGGCGGTCCCGGTGGACCTGGCGGTCCCGGTGGACCTGGCGGTCCCGGTGGACCTAACGGGGCGCCTGGATCGACTGGAGCGACTGGCGCTACTGGCGCTACTGGAGCGACTGGTGCTACTGGCTCTACCGGCCCCACCGGCGCTGCGGGCGTAACCGGCGCCACGGGTGCCGCTGGCCCGACAGGAGCTACGGGAGCTACGGGAGCCACGGGTATTGGAGCTACCGGACCTACTGGTTCGACTGGTCCGACTGGTCCGACTGGTCCTAACGGACCTAATGGTCCTGACGGCCCCGCTGGTCCTGGCGGACCGGGAGGCGCGGGTGGCCCTGGCGGACCGGGAGGCGCGGGTGGCCCTGGTGGGCCCGGGGCTCGCGGCGGAATTGGTACGATTGGGAACGTCACTGGTCCCACCGGTGCTACCGGTGCAACAGGTGCTACCGGTGCAACCGGACCTACGGGGGCCACAGGCCCTACGGGCCCTGGAGTTTTTACCGGACCCACAGGTCCGACTGGGCCCACTGGGCCCACTGGGCCGACTGGACCCACCGGGCCGACTGGTCCGACCGGGCCTACGGGTCCGACCGGCGATGATGGCCCCGCCGGTCTTGGCGGCCCTGGCGGTCCTGGGGGTGGTGGTGGCCCTGGTGGACCTGGCCTTGCAGGTGGACCCGGGGGCGTGGGTGGACCCGGGGGCGTGGGTGGACCCGGGGGCCCGCTGAATACCACTGGTGCTACTGGTGTTACTGGTGCCACCGGTGCTACCGGACCGACGGGGGCGACTGGTGCGACTGGCGCCACCGGGGTTACTGGTGCTACCGGTATAGGAGCTACGGGGCCGACCGGGCCGACTGGTCCGACGGGTCCCACCGGGCCGATGGGCCCCTATGGTCCTCCCGGCGTTACGGGGGGGCTAGGCGGGACGGGTGGTCCCGGCGAAGCGGGCGGCCCTGGCGGAGCGGGTGGCCCTGGTGGCCCCGGCCAGCCGGACAATACTACCGGGGCTACGGGGGCGACCGGTGCTACTGGAGCTACCGGTGCTACAGGAGCTACCGGTCCCACGGGCCCCACAGGTACAATTATTCTTCCCCATCCGAACCGCAGGGTTCACTGGGTTTTGCTACCGGATCGAATTCATGGGCCCAGTGGTTGACCCGGCGCGGTCCCTGTGGTACGAGTTGTGGGTAGCGCGAGGATACTGTATGGGCTACCGCAACGTCTCGCTCCTTATGTCCATAGACCAGAGGCTGACACAAATGGCACTTGATCTCTCTAAAGTTACCGCGTCGGAAGAGAAACTCGTCGCGGATGTCGAACGGCTGCTTGCCGTGGCTGCCGATACCCAGAAGGCCCTAGATGACTTGCGGGCACAGACCAACGATCCTGCGGTGCAGGCCGCGCTTGATGCGATTACGGCCGCTCTTGAGGCAGAAGCCGTGAAGGTGGAGGGGGTTGTACCCGCCGGCCCGCCGATTACCGTAACTGGCGCGACTGGCCCGTAACATGAAGAAGGCGTCCCGCCTCTGTATGATTACATGGCGGGACGCTTGCTCTACCGGCGAGGCGGGGTGGAGCACACCAGACGAGATACGCAAACTCGATGGGATAATGATCAACTCTGTGGGCTGGGCGGTCAAAGAGTCCAAGAATACCGTTACGCTTGCTGCCTCTACCCATCAGAATGGACTTAGCGGCGATGTGTGTATACCGAAGGGATGTATCGTTTCCACTGTCGAGCTAGCACCAAGAAAGAGGAAAAAGAAATGAGACATTTTCTCGTCTTCGCTTTTGCTCTTTTCCTTACTACCTGTCATTACTCGTATGCGCGCCCTGGTCCGCAATGGGCGGGAGAGCCACAGAACGTTCATCAGTGGTTTCAGGATTTGATGCAGCCCGATAATCCCTACATGTCGTGCTGCGGCGAGGCTGACGCCTTCGAGGCTGACGCCTTCGAGGTGGAAGGCGATCACTACATCGCGATCATCACCGACGGCAAAGGCGTTTTACCGAGTGGTACGCGGGTCACTGTGCCGAACCAGAAGATGAAGTGGGACCGCGGCAACCCGACCGGCCACGGCATCATTTTCATCGGCAACCAGGGGCAGGTTTACTGCTATGTAACTCCTGGGGGCGTCTAGAGGGTAACACGATGCGGAAGTATCTGGTTGGTTTGGCTATGTTGTTTTCGGTTATTTCTCCTTCCCGAGCGCAAGTGGACCCGCATGTGGCGTGGTGGGCGGTGGGAACGTTTTACCTGACGCCCACGGAGAAGGGCCGGGTGGTGTTCGATACGTCCGCTGCCACTAAGGCGGAATGCGAGGCCTGGTTGAACTCGGACATGTACAAGGAAGAACTGGCCGACCTTCAAAAGTATGTTGACAAGACGTACAAGGAAGGCAAGTTCGAGGGTACTGTGTGTATGCAGGCTCCCGCCCGGCGTGATCCGGCATGAAATGGGTTCTAGTTATATTGTTGCTCGTTTTTATGTATCTTGTTCCGTGTTTCGGGTATGAGGTTTTTTGGCCTTTTAGCCAGTGGACTGTTGATGACCGTATTTTTTATCTGTCGATTTTTCTAGCCGCGTCGATGTGTATACTAATATCTTTTTAATACTGCCACCTCAATCTGTTACTGCCGGTCGCGGGTGGGCACCGGCGCTGTAATGAGCCATCCGGTCCGTCGCACTCGCATGGGGTAGTGCAGGCGGTTGGCCCCATACCCGCGACCGGTACTATCACAATCTGTTGACAACTGTTAACGTTTCAGTTACCACATGGTAATACTGGTGGAAGCTCACAGGAGCTTTCCCATGAGCGAGTTGTTTAACGATGTGTTTGTGATCCCCACTATTATCCGGGCGGCGAACGAGGGTATCCCCACTGCCGCCATTGCGCGTATTGTCCAGCGAGATTTTGACGAGGTTTGCGAGAGCCTGACGGCTGCGCTTGCTACCGGCAGCATTAGCACCATGCCGAAGGCCGACTGGCCGCCCAGCGGCCGCTGGTCCGACCGGCTCCCCACCATGCCGCGATCCGCCAACGCCGAGGATATCGAGTTCCAGTGCAGCAAAATATTTCACCTGACGAACTTAGAAGCTGGGTTCATGATGGTACTGCTGCGCTGCGAGCGGGCGGACAAGGAGCGGTTGCACGGTGTGATTGAGCAGCAGCGCACCACCAGGGCCAATCAGCCGAACAAGATGGAGTTGACAGACCCTAAAATGGTTGACGTTATGATATGCAAGTTGCGCAAGAAACTGAAGGCTGCTAACCCTGAGTTTCTGATCAGTACCAGTTGGGGCAAGGGCTACTATATTGAGCCAGAGGTCAAAAACAAAATCTTCGCACTTATCGGAGGGCCCTATGGAACAGGTGACACCAGTTACCCCCTTGCGCGTAACCGGAACCACTCCGATACTGAACGAGTTGCTTATCCTTGCGACGTTGAACCGTGAAGAGACACCGCTGTCCGGTGACGATATACGGATGTTGAGCGCGTTGGTGCTGATGGCGTGCTACGACAGGAAGGTGGAACGGGAGTTCCTGGCGGAAGTTATAGAGACAGTGTCGGGGATGCACAGTTGCGTCGGGATATTGGAGAGTGGGGTTTCCTATATCTACATTCTTTCGAAGATTGACCCGGACCGTGCGCCGTCGGTGCTGGGGAGCAACATCAAGGAGTGGGGGGAGGAACTTACACGTCTGCGTAGAAAACTGGCGTCGTACATGGAGAAACTGGTGGAATGCCCCACCGCTGCCGACTGCATTTCTTAAGGGTTGTGTGTACACACTCTATTACCTAGGCGCGTAACCATGATGGCGGAGATGGATGAACATTATAGTTTTGTACAATGGATCGGTCATTCCGTATCTCTAGTGGCCATTAGTGGGACTGTATTGGGGTTTTTACCGGCGTTTGCTGCTCTTCTTGCTGTCATTTGGTACGCTATTGAAATATACGAGAGCCCGACTGTACGCAGGTTTATATACGCGAGGGAGTTACGAAAGCTCGTTCGCTCGCGGGCGAGAACTGTGGCGCTGGAGTTGTCGATCAGGAATCGCGGCGGGGATTTGCAGGCTCTTGACGAAGCCAACCAAGTACACCTTGCTGCCGCCGGAAAGGCTGCTGGTTTGGTCCATGAGGCTATCGTGGTAGAGCGGAAAGCCGAGGTTCAGAGGATAGCCGAGGAGGACGCTAAGTCCACCCCATCTGGCTGATACGCGGGCCCCTGTTTACCCGCTGCGGCATCATATGACTTCGGATGTAAGGCATCATGCCGCCGTGCGCCACCAGGCAGGCGTATTGCAGATCATCCACGACGTGCGAGAACGCCACCTTGGTGCCCATGAAGTCCCCGCCGTAGTCCTTGTCGGGGACGGATTTCATGATTCCGCCTTGTTTCGTTTTTGCGAATCTGTATCCACCAGACATTGCACGGCAGAGCCAAGGGCATCCATTGCGGTTGATAAGTAGGGTTGGTCCACCGTTCGTTTGTCGGGCAAGGAGCGCTTCCACTGCTCTGATGCGTGGCTCGATGTCATTAGTCGGTGCAGGGAATGCAGATAGGCCCATTCGCTTAAGAGCATCGAAGCAACTTTCTTCCGCGATAGACCCTTTGGCGACGCCAGAAGGGTCTCCCACGACTGCGATCTTTGTCCCGAGGTACTTGCTTTGCATGAGTCGGGGTCGGAGGTTTTGGTTGACATGGAGTTCCAATCCTACGTTGATGCCCGGTATTTCCTCGTGCACGAGTAGACGCCCGAGGTGATCTGGCTGACATATGAGCGACCAGGGGTTTCTACCAAAATCTTGGGCGACGAGCAAGGGGTATCCTGGGATCACCAGTGTGTCGTCCACCATATGGAAGCTGGACTTGAAAGTGTTTTTGAATACAGCAGCGCCGCTTGGGTCGTCTCCGTATTGAGCAAAAACATATCTTTTTACCCAGTCGCTTTCTATTCCGTAGATGTCTACTAGACGCTCATAGTATCGGCGCCCCTGGGCGATGCGAACGGGGTGATCAATAGGTAGTTTTTTGGTTTCGTCTGTTTGCGTAAGGAAGTTTAGGTTTTCGGCTTCTTGGGAGACACCGGATGGTTGCTTGAAAATTTGAACATCCCGGGGGGCGTTTTCGATAAATGAGTGCCACTGGCCCATTTCTACTGGAAAGTTGCTATCTGCGATCCAGCCAAACCAACTTGGGTTGCCTCGCGCCCCCGACGGATAGCGTCCAAGACGACCACTTATTGGCCCCAGAACGTTTAGATCAACCTCCGTGACTTCAGATAGAAATGCCCCAGTTAGCTGCATAGACAGTAGGCGCGATTGATCTTTAGCATCCTCCAGTGGAATGAAAATATGTTCGCTACGAACGTCATCGAAGGCGAGGTGGTAGCAGCTTTCGGATACCTTCCAGCCGCCGAGGCCGTTAGCGGTTAGCCATGTTTCATAGTCTTGAAGAACGGTTGATTTTAACTGCTGCAGGGTTTGTCGTACGATAGCGAACCGGGTATAACGGAATCCATCTGGCGCCGGTGTTTGTGTGCAAGCTAGTTTAAGCAGTTCAATAATACACGCTGATGTTTTCCCACTGCCGATTGGGCCGAGGACTATGCGGCCGAAGGCCTTTGATTTCATGAACTTTGCTAGCGTCGGCGGTGCCGTAAAGATAAGATTACTCATTTTAGATAAGCTACCGCACGCAAAAGCCCCTCTCGCGTGTCACCCAATAACCCTATTCCTTTATTGCAGTTGTCACAAAGCACTCCACGTATGGTGTTTGTTTTGTGGTCGTGGTCTATTACGAGCCTCTTATCTGATAAACATATTGCGCAACCCCCCGCTTGTGACTTGAATGATTCAGCTTCAGCTACTGTCATTTTGTAGGAGTTACGATAGTATTGTGTGCGGCGGTACTCTGCATGCTTGCCAGGGTTTTTGGCGTACCATGCGCGTTGGTTCTGTTTAACGCGCTCAGGGTTTTTAGCCCGCCATTTCGCCTGGCCTTTACGGTGGCTTTCGCGTTTACGCCGGGCACGTTCTTCTGGTGCTATGTTAGACATGACGGAACATTTTCGGTACCACCTCGCCTTTGTTCCAAGCGCCGCATCCCTGGCACTGGTAACGTGTGTACTTGCGCGCTGCTGAGACGATGATCCCGCGCCGCTGCACATCCATGGACTGGCAGACCGGACAACAGGGACGATCCTGGTAGAGCCCCAAGTTCGGGTGGGTGGCCATGTAGGGCCGTAGGTGCTCGTACACCCGTTCAAGTAGCAGCACGTCTCGGCGGTTGTACTGCTTCATTTGGTTCCAGGCTTTTTGCTCCCCTGCCATAGTACGGCGCCAGAGGTCGAACCCGGTATTCGCCATCTTCTTGCCGACCCCGAGGTAGACCCCGAGATCGTTTAGTTTGTTGCTTTCGAAGGAGAAGTACTTGCGTGCCGCCTTGCAAGTGTCGATGGACTTCCAGGGGGCCGGCGGCTTCATGCCGTAGCGGATGAAACGCGCGTTCGCTTTCTTGATGTCGAACTTATCGCCGTTGTGCGCAATCAGTATGTCGGCTTCGTCAAATAATTTGTGCAGGTCCTTAATCAGAAAGAAGTCGTTTTCTAAATTCGATTTGTAGAGCGGGTAGTCACAGAGGGCCTTGGTGTAGATCGCTTTTTCGCCTAGCCATTTGTACGAGAAAGAGAGCATGTACCAGGGGGACTGGACGCTTATAATATCAGTTTCCCATAATTTCCCCCAGAAGTACCCTAGTGACGGCGCCGTCTCGATATCAAATAGTGCTATTTTCGGTGGGCTCTGACTGTATCTCAATGGTTTTTGTTTTGTCGAAGGCAACAGTATCGGCACCGAGGTTAATGACGATTTTGAACTTTTCCGTGGGGGCGTTTTGCTGGGCATTCTCTCCGACACCTGACATCTTTGCGAACAATTTCGCTAGCTCAATTACGGCGGGGGTAGGGTCCCGTGTCTTCCCGAGGTGCGCCGCAAGCGTAGGTAGTGCGTCTTCTAGCGCGATTGCACTCTCTAATGCAAGCCTTTGTTTAGTATTGCCGATGGCGTTCCATTCGGCGGTCATACTTGTCAGGGTATTCTGGAACGCTTCCGTGGCCGCCAGCCGGTCGTACTGGGCCTGGGACAGGCCGTGGGTCTTCAGGATGAACGGTAGCTCGTACATGTTGGTTGAGCAGTCGCGCACGAGCGCAGCCACCCGCTGGATGGTCCACCCTTCGGGCATTTGGGCCGGGGGGGACGGGAGGGTGACGGGTAAAGCGATGGATTCGGGTTCGTCGGTCATAGATGACCCTGATACTAGAGGGGTTAACGATCTGTTATTCTACCTAGAATACCGTGGCGTAACAAGTGCATCCGACACGGGCTTCCAGTATGGACGGTTTGGGCCAAGCGGGCGTTATAAATGTTGTCCCCCCCGCTGCTTTAGAGCAACAACTGCAACAGCAGGCCCAGGATAAGGCGGCGGCTAATCAGCCCGCTCCCGACCAGGACCCGGCCCAGTTAGCGTCTTATATTAAAGGCCGGTTCGAGATATTTCGTAACCACCGGAATACTGCCGCCGGGTGGTCCGAGCGCCTGCTTCAATCGTTGCGCACGTTTAACGGGCAGTATGACCAGACCCGGCTCCAGGAAATCCGCAAGTTTGGCGGGTCCGAAATCTATGCCCGCTTGATCGCCCAGAAATGCCGGGCGGCGTCGTCCCTTCTGCGGGACATTTACCTGTCCCAGGATCGCCCGTGGGCCGTCCGGCCGCCATCGAGCCCGGACGTTCCCCCGGAGATTATGCAGTCAATCAATACCCTTATCCAGCAGGAGGGCCAGCAGGTGGCTCAGACGCTGGGGCGTCCGCCCTCCGGTGGGGACATGGAGCAGCGCCGGACAACTCTCATCGAGAGTGCCGAGGATGCGGCAAAGAAGAAGGCGGAACAGCAGGCCCGCGATAGCGAAGACAAGATCGAGGACATGTTGCGCGCTGGCGGGTTTTATCACGCTCTCGCTGAATTTTTGGTTGATCTACCGGTATTCACGTTTGCGGTTATCAAGGGTCCTGTGGTTAAGGTGGTGCCCACGGTTACGTGGCCCCCGGGCGGCGGCCAGCCGTCCGTCAAGATGAAGCCCACCCTGACGTGGAACCGGGTGTCCCCGTTTGACCTATGGTTTACTCCTGGGGTGGCGGATATCGAGAATGCGGAAGTTATTGAGAAACTTCGTATCACGCGTGGAGAGCTTAATGATCTCCTGGACCTGCCCGGCTACAACCAGGATGAAATTCGGGCGGTTCTGGACGAGTATGGCCGTGGTGGTCTATACGATGCGTGGGATACGACGGACGCAGAGCGGGCGGTCTTAGAGAGCCGGGAGAATCCGGCTTGGAACCGCTCCGCCATGATCACCATGATGGAGTACAACGGGAATGTCCAAGGCCGAATACTTCAGGATTATGGTCTTGCTGTGCCTGACGAGCTGCGTGATTATTCCGTACAGGTTTGGTGTATCGGAACTCATGTCATCAAAGCGCATTTATCGCCCAGCCCTCGCCAACGGCACCCGTATTTCATTACCAGTTTTGAAAAGGTTCCTGGTACCCCTGTTGGCAATTCCCTTGTGGATTTGCTCTCCGATATGCAGGAGGCCGCCAACGCCACGCTTCGCTCTCTTATCAACAACCTTTCGATATCGTCGGGTCCGCAGGTTGTCGTCAACGACGACCGGATAACCCCGGACGAAGCGAATGCCGACCTGTATCCGTGGAAGCGGTGGCATGTACGGAACGACCCGGTGGGCAATAATGCCCAGCCGCCGATCTCGTTTTTCATGCCGACCAGCAACTCGGACTCACTTATCAAGGTCTACCAGTCCTTTGTAGAGATTGCGGATGACGTAAGCGCCATCCCTAAATATGTCGGTGGGTCAGGGTCTAGCGGCGGTGCCGGACGGACAGCCAGCGGTCTGGCTATGCTGATGGGTAACGCCTCAAAGATTTTGCAGAGCGTTTCGGCTAACATCGACCGCGATGTAATCGAACCCGCGCTTCTCCAACTATCTGACCTGATCCTGCTCACCGACACTACCGGTATTCTGACCGGGGAGGAGAGCATCAGCGTCCTGGGCGTCAACGTGGCGATCCAGCGGGAGACGATCCGCCAGCGGCAGATCGAGTTCTTGCAGGCCACCATGAACCCGACCGACCAGAAGATCGTGGGGATCAAGGGGCGCGGTGCCGTGCTCCGTGCCGTGTCCCAGACCATCGGCCTCAACGGCGAAGAAGTTGTGCCCTCCGACGACCAGCTTGAGCAGATGCAGAAGGCCGAACAGCAGCAACAGGCTCAGGGACCAGTCATGGAACAGGTCCAGAAGGGCGTGGCTAGAGGCGTGGAGGCTGGTATCCAGACGATAACGAAGGAGTTGACAGCCGGCGAGATTGCTGCTCAGATAGGAATGCCTGAAGGCATGCCCACGCACATTGGCACTTTGCCCGGTACGGGTGGCCAACCTAACGGTAGTGGCTCGCAAGATGCCGCTGTGGGCCAGGGCACGAAACAGGGCCCCCTTCAAGGTCAAGGGGGCCCACAAACTCACCTGGTTGGCTCTCAGCCTGGGGCGGGGGCGAAACCTATTAGTGCAGGTATAGGCGGTTGAGACATCACTTTATCAGCGGCCTCCCCCGTGCCGGTTCCACGCTCCTCGCGTCTATCCTGAACCAGAACCCAGCTTGTTATTCTTCTATAGCATCCCCGCTCGGGCATATTGTAGTAGAGGGGTTATGGGCAATGGGGCCAAGTAATGAGTCGAGGAGTTTTATAACTGAGAAGCAACGCCACGATATGCTGTGTGGCTTATTTACAAACTACTACAAGGATCATCAGCGCGGTAGTGTTATTTTAGATAATAACCGCCGTTGGACAGCCAATATCGCCCTCCTTGCCAACCTATTCCCAGAGTGCAAGATAGTATGCTGCGTCCGCCCCCCTGCCGCGATTGTGGACAGCTTCGAGCAGTTGTTCCAAGCCAACCCTATGGACCTTAGTGTGGTCTATGGTTCGCGGACCAATACTACGGTTTACGACCGAGTATCCGAGGTTATGTGCGGTACTGGCGTTCTTGGGTACGCACTGAACGCACTTCGGTCTGCTTATTATGGCCCTCATGCCGACAGGCTCGTTTTCGTGAATTACGACGACCTGGCACGGTTCCCGCAGGCAATTATGGATGACTTGACCGCTTCCCTCGATCTACCCGCCCACAACTATCAGTTTGACGCTATTCAGCAGGTTCCGGGGTCAGAACAGTTTGATAAGGAACTTTCAACTCCTGGCATGCATACCTTGAAGCCAAAAGTTGAATACGTGGACCGCCCGACCATACTCCCGCCGGATATTTGGCAGTCGCTGCCGAAGCCGTTTTGGCTTGGTAACGAAGTCGTAACCCCTCCGACATAATGTCGGCGTGACTATTCAAAGGGCCTGCCATGGCGATACTTTCCAGCACCAACTATGACCGCAACAAGATCGGTCCGACGCTTAAGCTCGTGGTTGAGGCACTTGCTGGTGCTACTGGCGCTGCGAATTATCCCACTGGTAACACAGGTGCTACCGGCCAGACGACCGGAACCACTGGCCCTGCCGGTGCTCCTGGCCCCACGGGTCCGACCGGACCGACGGGTGTAAATACAGGTCCAGACGGCCCGCGCGGACCGCAGGGCTATAGCGTAATGACTGGGCCGACCGGCAATACCGGCCCGACTGGCAATACCGGCCCTGTTGGTGCGCTCGGCCCGACTGGCCCCTATAACGGTGTGACGGGTAATACCGGCCCCGCTGGTGCGGCCACTGGTACGACGGGTTGGTTCGGTAATACGGGTAACACGGGCCCGACTGGCCCGACTGGTGTCACTGGCGCTGACGGTGTCGTGGGGCCCTATGGCCCGACCGGCCCGACCGGCCCTAGTGGGACGGTTGTTACGTTGTTTATCGCGCCTACGTCTGATCCGCACGTTTCCGGGCTGGCTTGGAACGACGCAGGCACTCCTAAAGTTTCGACGGGGTAAGGTGGCAGCATGGCCCGTAATATTCTAGTCTCCCCGCACTACGACCCAAATATGATCGGCCCGATCCTTAAGCAGGTCGTGGACGAAATCAATGCTGGAACTTATAGCGGGGCCACCGGTAACACCGGCCCCGCTGGTGCCCCTGGCGGGGTTGCGGGTGCGACCGGACCTACGGGAACGGTAACAGGACCCACAGGGTCGTCTGGCGGCGCTCAGGGCGTTGCTGGCGGTACCGGGTCTACCGGCGCGACCGGCCCAACTGGTCCAGCTGGTGCCCCTGGCCCCACGGTTACCGGCCCGACCGGCCCGACCGGTGGAACGCCGGTAGCAGGTACTTCTACCGGCCCGACCGGCCCTGCCGGTGCGATAGGCGGGACGACAGGTAAAACAGGTCCGACCGGCCCCACGGGTGTCACGGGGGCGCGCGGCCCGACCGGTTCCTCCGGGCCGGCCGGTGCTCCTGGTCTAACTGGTATTACGGGGCCGACCGGGGTGTCCTTTTTCGTGTTTAAGCCGCCGACCTCTGACCCGCACGTTGTTAATCAGATTTGGTCGAACGCTGGCACTCTAACCGTTTCGGCAGGATAAGATGGCCACATTCCCGATTGACCCTCCGCTTCCTGACACGTACGACGACAACACCATTCCTCAGGTGCTCGCGTACTGCGCGCAGGTCCTTAACGAGGGCAGCGCGACAGGTCCAACCGGAAACACCGGCCCTGCCGGCGGCGGGTCCACGACTGGCCCTACTGGCCCGACGGGTGGAACGCGGGTTTTCGTTACCCAGGTTTCTACCGCTGGGACAGGCGGTTGGACCGGTTCGTTTCAGTTCATGGGTCCTACGGGTCCCGCAGGTGGGATTAGGGGCGCTGCCGGGCCTGTTGGTTATGCCGGACTGACTGGGCCCCAGGGAATGACTGGCCCGTCTGGTTATACGGGATACACAGGTATCACCGGTGGCACTGGGTATCTTGGTAGCCCGACGGTTCCCGGCCCCGCTGGTGCGGCGGGCGCAAATCCGACCGCGACTGGTACGACTGGTCCCACTGGTCCGACCGGTTTGACCGGTACCTTTGGCAATACAGGCTGTTCGGGTCCGACCGGGAAAACTGGTCCGACCGGTGGATATGTCACCCAGCAACCCACGATTGGGACTGGTGGATCGGGCAACTCTGGCGGGTACCTGTACATGGGACCGCAGGGCCCCATCGGCCCGATCCAGAACACTATCTATGTTGCACCCACCACCGACCCTCAAGTTAAAGGGGCGATGTGGATTAACCACGGCGTTATTACATTTTCCGCAGGTTTGTACGGCGCTACCGGTTTTTACTAGGGATTGACATAGTTGCTTTAGTTGCGTTATTAGGGGCCGTGAAAGCGGCCCCTTCTCATTGGTGACCTCATGCGCCTGATGTTGAATTGTATCGTTAAGAACGAGGCTGCACGCATAGAACGCATGCTTAAGAGCGCATTACCGTATATTACGAGTATTGCGGTCGTAGATACAGGAAGTTCTGATAATACAAGAGCGGAGATTGAATGTTTTGCTCGAACCCATGATCTGCCTTGTGTGGTGGGTGTAGCGCCCTTTGAAGACTGGTCGCAGGCTCGTAATGCAGCCCTTGATTGCGCCAGAGTTTTTTCTCTGCTGCACCCGGCTGATTACTTCCTTCTCATGGACGCTGACATGGAGCTTGTCGTCCTTGACAGAGACAAGTTCATGGCGAGCCGCGACGGCCCTAGCTATGATATGTACCAGGTTGCCGGGACTACCCATTATCAGAACCGCAGGCTTATACATTCCGGTGTTACCGGGGGCTACCGTGGAGCAACCCACGAATATCTTGATATCGCGACAGCCGGCCTGATCCCGGAAGAGGTGGCGTACTTCAAGGATCACGCCGACGGTTCAAACCGGCCCGACAAGTTCAAGCGCGACATCCGACTCCTGCTTGGCGATCTGGAGAAGGACCCGAAGAACGAACGCGCCATGTTCTATCTGGCGCAGTCATACCGGGACGCCGGTGAGTATGCCTCTGCTGCCGAGTGGTACAAGAAGCGGGTGGCGGCGGGGGGCTGGGATGAGGAGGTGTGGAACGCACAACTGTGCTACGCCCATTGTTTGAAGGACCTGGGGGACGATGCGGGGTTTATTGGTAACCTGTTGCTCGCCCACGACATGCGCCCCTCCCGTGCCGAGTCGATGTACGACCTGTCGAAGGACTGTCGTGAGAAAGGGAGGAACTGGCTGGCGATGACGGCGGCCATGTTGGCGGTTGATACGCCGTTGTCTAAGGATGCGTTGTTCGTCAATAACTTCGTTTACGATGTTGGGGTGAAGGAGGAAGTTTCTATCTCTGCCTTCTACGTGGAGGGTAAGAAGCAGATTGGGTATGACACGTGCGGCGAACTGATGATGAACAAGGGGCCGTATGACTGGGTAAAGCATGGGGCCCGCGACAATATCATTCACTACCTGGAGCCGCTTTCGCATTTCTGCCCGTCGTTTCGGTGGGAGCGTATCCCGTTCGAGCCGCCCGAAAACTGGATCGCGATGAACCCCAGCGTTACTTCGGCCAACGGGTACCCTGTGGTGAATATCCGGTGCGTGAACTACCGGATTGACGAAGAAGGGCGGTACCTGATCCGGGGCACGGACGGGACGGCGAACGGGGAAAACCCCATAAATACACGCAACTTTATCATGTCCATGGGCCTTCATGGGTGGGGGCACCCGGCGGAAGTGTTTAACCCGCCCAATATGCCCTGTGAGTGGCCGCTCGTTATCGGCTTCGAGGACATGCGGCTGATACACTGGGACGGGCTGCTGTGGTCGTCGTCCACGGTGCGGCAACTCCACGCTGACGGTAATTGCGAGCAAGTGTTAACCCGCTTGCTGCCCAGCGAGAACGGGTTTGTACACACTGACATGAAGCGCATGCTCCGCATGCCGCGCCAGACCGAGAAGAACTGGGCTCCTGTCGTTTTGCCGAGCGGCATACACTTCATGTGGCGCCCGGGGGAGGTTGTGGATACGAACGGTGTTACGGTGCGGAAGCACGACCTCGGCGTTGCCACCGACAACGTCAGTGGGTCGTCGCAACTTATCCCGTTCCACGATGGCTGGCTTGCGATCACGCACGAGGCCCGGCATTTTCAGGGTAAGGCTGTTCGGTACTACATCCATCGGTTCGTCTGGTATGACGAGGAATTCAAGACCGCCAAGTTCTCCCTGCCGTTCTTCTTTCACGAGCGGGGTATCGAGTTCGTAGGCGGTATGTGCTGGAACCAAGGGAATCTTATGATCTCATATGGGTACAAGGACGAGGAAGCCCGCATGGCGACGGTGCGACCCGACGAGGTTTGGAATTTCGTATGCCGAAAAAAGTAGTCGTTACCGGCTACGTGCCGATACAAAACCATACGCGCTCGCCAAAGGAATATGGCGAGCTTGGGGAACTGTATGGCAAGATCGACTGTGTTGCGGCGGATTGTGTTGTTATGCCGTTCTACGAAACTGTAGCGGAGACGTGGCTGCATAAGTACCTGCTTCACGCGGGCAAAGTTACCCATTCGGCGGGGGATAACCCCGCTAAGAACTCGCTGGCGTACCTCTGCGTTCAGCACCAGAAGTTCGCGTGGCTGATGAAGGCCGCCATTAAGTATCCGGCGGATACGTACATCTGGATCGACTACGGCATCGCCCGCCTGCCTGGTGTTACCCCGGAGGTCGTGCAGCGGTTCCTGGAGGCAATCGAGCCGGATGATTTCGCTATTCCGGGGTGTTGGGAGCACCAGGGCCTTCTGATAAACGATTATTTCCCGTGCTGGCGGTTCTGCGGCAGCCTGATGGTTGTGCCTCGTAGTAAGGTTTACAAGCTCTATAAGGGGGTCAAGCGCACGGTTCAAGCCCATATAGCGAAGACGCACAACGTGACGTGGGAGGTGAACACCCTTGCGGAGGCCGAACATATTCTACCCCCCATTAGGTGGTACAAGGCGGACCACAATGCTTCAATGTTCGACAATTACACCGTAGATGCCCCCCAGAACAGAAAGGTGTAACATGCTGTACCCGCACTATAGGGCCCACCGTATGGCGGAACTTTACGAGGAGCCATGGGGTGCCAAGCGCCTGCCTGACCTGCAGGAGGTGTTCAATATAGCACGTCCGGCGTCTGTGCTGGAGATCGGGTGTTACCGGGGGGTATCCACGGAGTTTTGGTTGCTGCACTGTGCCAAGGTTGTTGCGGTCGATCCGTGGCCCGACCCTGTTGTGCGGTGTGAATTTCTAGGCCGCTGCGGGCACTACCCTAACCTTCAGATTATCGAGGGGTACAGTCCCGCCGCGCTTGGCCCCATCCGTGGGGGGTCTATGGACCTTTGTTATATAGACGGGGACCATTCTTACGAGGCGGTTAAGTCGGACATCGGCGCCTGCCTGGATATTGTTAAGCCCAGGGGGTGGATCGGGGGGCATGATTACGGCGGTGCTGATCCTGGGGTGCAGAAGGCGGTGGACGAGGCTTTTAGTTTTCGCGTCCATCGGCTTAGTTCGCTCGTCCATCGGTTTAGCGATGGGTCGTGGTTGGTGCAGGTATGACAGAGATTGCGATATACAACGTCCACCACCTGCCACCTGAGAGGCCACTCGGGGGTATTATTAAGCAGGTTGTGGTGGGTGACCACAACGAGCTTTCCTTGCGTTTTGGGTCAATGCGTGCGTATTATGCTGTGTGGAAAGAGAAAGGCAATCCGACTGATATCGTTGGGTTTCAAGGGTACCGTAAACACATTGATATAGAAGACCCCTATCCTTCTATATGGAAAGAGGTCGGTCTAGAGAGGTTTCAGAAGTACCAGGAGTATCTGGCGTGGCAAGGCGAGCAAACCATTAGGAATTTACTATCCCGGTTCAGTATGATAGTTACACCTTCGTTCCCCCTAATCGAACAGGGGGGTATGGCGAAGGATTTCTGTGTGTCTCGTTCCCGTAATGACTGGGATACATTTGTATGGCTCGCAAACCAGTTCGAGCGCTGGGAATGGGATAGGTCCTTTGTAACGAGCCATTGGTTTATAACCACACGAGCAGTTTTTAATCGGTTCATGAAAGAGTGGTGGGCTATTTTTTCTGAGCTTGAAAACTTTATCAAATCCCGCGATGCGTGTGACCCGGCCTATCCTCCCCGCGCCCTTGATTTCTTAACTGAGAGGTTTTTTACAGTGTGGATGCACCGCGAGGAAAGTACAATGGGCGGGGTCAGAACCGTTACCTTGCCGCTCATGATTTGCTGGGGTGCAAAATAATGCGGTTCACCCCCCGGCCCCACGCCCCCGGCGATATGCTGCAAGCTATTCGCAGATTGGGCGTTCCAAGGTTCTGGGACGCCGCCGCAGCGCGGCAACAGTGCTTCGTTACATGTGTGGAGAAGTGATATGCGAGAAATTACCTCTTGCGAGGTCTGCGGCAACCCCAACATAACAAACGACCCCCGCCTGCCGCACATCCTCGATTTCGGGTCGCATCCGCTCCAAGACGATCTCGTGCCGATTGGGGATAAACGGGTGTGCGAGCGATACCCTATCGGGGTATTGTTTTGCGAAACGTGCAAGACGGCGCACCAGCGGTACCAGCTCCCCAAGACTAAGCTGTTCAAACTGGAATACACCTACCGATCCAACCAGACGAAGGACGTACTGGATGGCATGGAGCAGCTTGTTGACGAGTACGAGGCCCGCTATGGTCCTGTACACGGTAAAAAGGTGCTTGATGTTGGCTGTAATGATGGTAGCCTGTTAGATGTATTTTGGCGCCGGGGCGCCCACTGCCATGGTATTGACCCTACCGATGCCGCTAAAGAGGCGCGCAAGAAAAGCCATGCTGTCAGGCAGGCGTTCTTTGACGTGCCCGCCGCTGTTGATTTGTTTATGGACTACGGCGTGTTCGACATCATTACGTTCACGAATGTGTTCGCGCACATCGAGCACCTGCCGTCTCTCCTGCGTGCTCTTCGTATCCTGATCGGCCCTAATACCCGGATTGTCATTGAGAACCACTACCTAGGAGCGGTCCTTGCGACACATCAGTTCGATACTTTCTTCCATGAGCACATCCGCACTTACAGCTATAGTTCCTTCCGCTATATCGCTGCCGGCTTGGACATGGTTGTCGATCACGCCTCGTTTCCTCGTCGTTACGGTGGCAACATACGGGTTATTCTCGGGGCACAGTCCACCCCTTCTACAAACGATGGACTGGAGTATATCCGACGTGCGGAACGTAACTTTGGTTTCGAGTTGGCGCAACTAAACGCGTTCATCAAGCACTGGAAGAGCAGTAAGCGACAGCAGATAAATGAGCTAACGCAGTACCACGGGTCTGTGTTTGCCCCCATGCCCGCTATCGCGCTCCCTGCCCGTGCCCCCCTCCTCATCAGCATGCTGGGGCTCGACCGTAACCAGATCAGCGCGGTGTACCAAATACCGGGGTCCGCAAAGATCGGGCACTATGTGCCTGGAACCCGGATACCAATTCTCTCTGACGAAGAGTTTCCGTGGGATAGTACCGGTCCGGCGCTTAATCTGGCGTGGCATATCCCCGCTGAAATTGAAGCTAGATACCGGGGGCTTGGGTTCAGAGGCGAGTTTATCCAGGTTATTTCAGAGGACACGAACGATGTCTAGATTCTTATTAGTCCTTCTGTTGGGTCTGTGCCTTGCCGGGTGTGAGTCTTCTGAAGAGAAGGCCGCCAAGTGGATAGCGTTCTGCGTGGACGGGGAGTTTACCGTGAAGCAGTGCCGGGTTCTCTACGCCATGAAGGAAAGCTCTGACGACGCCGCTAATGCTGCGGGGGTTGCGTCGATGAACTCTATCATTGCGGCTGGTGCCGCTGTTGGGAGAAGATAGCCTCCCGCCCCTTAAGCCATTGTTTACTACCCCGGCGTTATATCTCCCGAAGAGGCTCTTATCGCCTTTTCGGGAGATTTTCTATGGCTAATAAGTTCAAGGCTGGCGATAACGTCAAGTCGGGTTCCGGTTCGAAGTCTGGCCGCAAGGACAGCGGCAGCGTTGGCGACATGAACACGTCCGCCAAGGTGACGCACAACGAAACGTCCCACGACGTTACCTTCGCCAAGGGTGGTTCCACCCCGATGTTCGGCGAGCAGGTTGCCGGTGAGCGCACCGGTGCCGACAAGTCGCCGTCCACTGGCAAGCCGGATAGCTCGGGACCGGGCGCCGAGTTCGCCAAGGGCGGATCGGGCAAGATGTTCGGCTTCGCCGGCTCTATGCCCGCTCGCGACGGTATCACGAGCGCACGCTAATGGCGGGGCGTAGTGTAGGCATTAAGGGCGGCAAGACCCCTCTTTCTGTGCCGTCCCCAGGGTCCGGGATGCACAACGATTTTGTGCTTGGTTCACGCCCCGGTGTCCTGCGCGCACCCCCGCTTTCCCGCCCCCCGAACATTAAACCGCAGGCTGCGGGCACGCGCGCCTACGGCAAGCCGCTTCCGGTTGGTGACACCGGCATGAGTGGAATGTCCTGATGTTTAAGAAGCACATGACCCCCCTCACTAAAGGTGGATCGCTCGTGTCCCACAAGGGCAAGGGCTCGTCCCAGGCCAGCATGCCGAACCGCAGGCAGGTTGGTCAATTGGCGAACGCGCCCAACGCCGGGCTTAATGACTATTCGAAGGCTACCCCCATGGCACAACCGTCGCCCTCTTCAGCGGTTCCCGGCGTTGGCTCAGGGGACTGGTCTGGGGATGGGATGTAGTGGCGGTTGATTCCAAGAGGGGCCTTAGCGAATGCATGGCCCTGCTCAAGAACGCCGACCCCCGGGTGGCCGATAAGTTCCTGCGCCACCTAGAGGCGTACGTAACCGATCTGACTATCGCGGTTACCGATGCACCCCCCGATTGTATTCTGGTTGCGCAAGGACGGGCCCAGCAGGCCCGTAAATTCCTGCTGTTGTTCACGGAATTGGTCCGTGACGGTAACGCGCCTTCACCGTGATTCCACGCTGAACGCGACGTAGGAGACGATTATGGCCGAAGCTTTGCTGCCGGTTGACACTAATGTCGCCGTCCCCGCTTCCGTACAACGCGCCGCCGCTGCGGCAGTCGCTGCCCACCAGGCAGCGTATGGGGGGGAAACGCCTCCCGAATCCCCGCCGCAGCCTGATCCTGCTCAAGTAGAACCCCCGCCGCAGCCTGATCTCGCACCCGCGCCACCTCCTGTCGAGTTGTCCAAGCCGGAAGATCGGCAGGGTGTGGACTCTACCAGTTGGGAAGGCAAGTACTATGCGATGGAGGGCCGCTACCGCCAGTCGCAGGTGAGTATGGGCCAGATGCAGCAGCAGCTGTCCGAGATGGGGGACGAGCTGTCTCGCATGACGCAGGCCATGCAGACGCGCCCGGCGCAGGAACAGCACCAGCCCCAAGCCAAGTACGTCACCGACGAGGATGTCAAGACTTACGGGCCAGAACTTCTGGATACCGTGCGCCGTGCCGCTCTCGAAGCCGTGCAGCCTGATCTCCAGCGGGTGGCACAGCAGAATCAGCAAACAAGTCAACGGGTTGCACAGACGCAGCAGGCCACGCTGTATCAGCAACTCGACGCCCAGTGCCCAGAGTGGCGACAGATTAACCTCAATCCACGATTTAAGCAGTGGTGCAATTCACCAGATATTTACTCCGGTCAGTTAAGAGGTCGATTGCTGAACGCAGCAGTTCAAGCGGCTAACGCCCCTAGAGCAATAGCGTTCTTCAAGGGCTTCCAAAATGAGGAAGTCGCCACGGGCAACGCGCCAGCGCCGCAGGCAGAGCCGCTCCCACAAGCGCCTCGTCAAGCCGCGACAACGCTAGAAGCGATTGCTGCTCCTGGCAGGGCTCACCCAGCGTCCGGCGGTTCATCCGGGTCTGCTGCTGACAAGCCAATCATCACTCTCGCTCAAATCCGCCAATTCTACTCACAGGCAGGCCGAGCGGCCTACGTGGGCAGAGATGCGGAACGTAAGGCGGACGAAAACATGATTTTCGCCGCGCAACGGGAAGGGCGAGTCAGGTAAACCCGGGGCGACGTTCACACAAGGAAGAAGTCGCTCCTACTTGAGGAACGGCTTCTATGTCTATTCCTAGCTCTGGTTTTCCCGGCGCAACGTCGGGTTCCAGCCCCGCCCTCTACCCTGTCGGTAGTTCGGGCAATAACCTTCAGGCGACTGGGTTTATCCCGGAAATCTGGAGCGGTAAGCTCGTCGAGAAATTCTACGCGTCTACCGTTCTTGCCGCCATCTCGAACACCGATTACGAGGGCGAGATCAAGAACAAGGGCGACCGTGTCAAGATTCGCACGAAGCCCACCATCACCATCCACAACTATTCGTCTGACGGATTGCTTGGCCTCGACCGGCCGACCGCCGGCACCGTGGAACTCTACATCGGGAATGGCAAGTACTTCTCGCTGATTCTCGATGACGTGATGGAAATCCAGTCCGATCTGAACATCCTCTCGATGTGGTCAGACGACGCGGCGCAGCAACTGAAGATCACCGTGGACCAGGACGTTCTGGATGGCATCGTGGGCCAGATGGCCGCCGCCAACCAGGGCACCGCCGCAGGTGTCATCACTGGGTCGCTCAACCTTGGCGTCAAGGGTACCCCCCTTACCGTCGTGGGCCGTAACCCGGGCGCTGGACAGGTCGAGCTTCTCGACGTGCTCCTGCGTATGGGACAGGTGTTGGACGAACAGAACATCCCGGAAGTCGGCCGCTGGGTCGTCATGCCGGCGTGGGCTGGTCGCCAGATTAAGCAGAGCGAGCTTCGCCAGGCATACTTGTCGGGTGACAGCGTGTCGATGCTGCGGAATGGCAGGCTGGGGATGGTTGATCGTTTCACGATCTACATCAGCAACCTTCTGCCGAACAACAGCACCGACAGCACCAACTTCGCCTCTGGCGAGTGGCCGATCTTCGCTGGTCACGCGCATGGTCTGACCTTTGCCAGTCAGATCAGCAAGGTGGAGACCCTGCGTTCGGAACTGACCTTTGGGCAGATCCTTCGGGGACTTCAAGTTTACGGATATCAAGTTGTGGATGGCAAGGCTCTGGTACAGGCTCAGGTGACTCCGGGCTCGTAATTGGCTATTATCGACGGTAACGGGGGGCCTCGGCCCCCCGTTTTCGTTACCACTCTATTAACTCCCCCACCGCATATTGGGCTCCATCTGGAACCGGTGAAACCCAATGGCAGGCGACGAGTTTTGCAGCGTACAGGACTACATTACTGACGTACGCACGATCATTCTCGATAAGACGCCGCCGTTCCGTTATGACGACGATAGCCTGGTCACGGCCCTCAACGTCGCCATGCTGGAAATCCGCCGGCTGCGGCCGGACCTGCTCGTGTGCAAGTACCACGCAAAGGTCCCCCAGTTCATGGCGGTGAGCGGGGAGATCGTCCCCATCGAGCCCCAGTTTCGCCTTGGGGTTGTGTACGGCATTGCCGCACACGCGCTCCTGCGGGACGAGGAAGACGTGCAGGACAGCCGCGCGAATACCTTCCTTGAACGCTTTCACGATATCCTGGTGGGAATACGGCCCGCTCCGATCCAGGGCGGGACGCCATCGCCTGAGCAGGTGAAGAAGTAATGGCTAACTTAGAGCGCCATACGTTCGACATGCTGATGAACCAAGCGCGGATTAAACTACCGGGCTCGTCCGACAGCGGCATCAAGCTCGAACTGTACGACGTAATGAAGGAGTTCCTCGCGGATAGTAACGCGTGGACGGAAGACATTACGTTCACGGCGCAGCCGAGTGTTACTATGTATTCGCTCGTGCCGCAGTTCGGCGGCCAGATCATAAATCTTGTCGGCGTGTGGGATGACAAGATGATACCCATTCCTGCCTTCATGCCGCACTTCGGCACGATACAACTGGTGAACCAGGCGTCCACTACGCCTAACCAACCGGTGTGGACCGCGCGTGTTACCAAGAACATTACGCTGCCGACTACTCGTGACGATGTACCCGTAGCACCCGACTGGATTTTGACGGTCTACAGTGTACACATTCTTGACGGTTTGCTTGGCAAAATGATGGGGCAACAGGCCAAGTCATACTCGAATGACAAAATGGCGGCTTACCATCTTAAGCGTTTTCGGACCGGCATACAAATCGCGCGGACCGCCGCCATCCGCCAAAACACCAAAGGCGCACAAGAGTGGGCATTCCCGCGCGGGTGGACGACATCCACGCAGCGCGGGGGTGTCTCTACCGCGTGGCCGACGAGGGCCTTCTGATGGGCACGTGCAGCTGTAGTCCTCCACCCTCAAGTGCCCACATTCAAATCATTACTGCGTCGAATGCGACGTTCAACGAGGCGTACCAGTTCGACCCGCCGCAGCCCGGTGTAACGCCGCCGACGTGGACTCTGTTTAATCATTTCCGGCTCGATGTGAAGTACGCATACGACCTGATATCTCCGACGTTGTGCTCATTCACATCTGACGCGGGCCAGATCGTAATTGATGACGCCGTGCAGCGCATCATCCACTTCGTCGTACCTGAAACATCTATCGTCCCGCCCCTCGTGCCGGGGAATTTCGTGTACGACCTCATAATGTTTGACGATAGTGTTCCCGCTATCCGTGTTCCGCTCATGCATGGAGAGTTTGTCGTTACGCAGGGCGTAACGGGAGGATAAAATGACGAGCTTCGTTGAAGGCCCCTCTCCCGTCTACGCCCGCCCTATCGTGGTGGTTGTGGGTCCCACCGGCCCCCTCGGTGCGCCGACCGGACCGACCGGTACTACAGGCCCCACCGGTATAACCGGTGCGGTAGGGACAGGGCCGACAGGTAACACGGGCAACACCGGGTGTACGGGTAAGCAGGGCTTGACCGGCCCCACCGGGTTTACCGGGCCTCCCGGAGGCACGCAGACAGGATCAACCGGTACTGTGGGCCCTGCCGGGCCCACGGGTCCTGCAAGTTTCACAGGTGCCACGGGTACGTCCGGGTTTGTTGAACTCGGTAACATGGTTGTCAACTGGGGCTCCGCTGCCAGCGCCACCGGCGGCGGGGCCACGGGCACGTTCGCCCAAGCATACACTGACGCCGTCCCGCGCGTGACGCTGGGCCTGACCGGGGCCACCGGTGCGTGGGTATCGTCGCTCTCCAAGACCGGATTGGTGATTACCTCGGCTAACGGTACTCCCACGGTCGCATATATCGCAGCGGGGTCGTAGCATGAACCATCTACCGCCCTGCGATGCCACTCTGGAAGCGCCCCCGGTGACACTTCTCAAGGCCCCGGACCCGTACGAAACCCTCGTGGTACCGGACGGCGGCCAGGTCATTTTGGCGCTCGGGTATGATCCCGTTATCAGGGCGACCCGTCAATGACCACCGGCACAACGGTTCAAGTCGGTACCCCGTTCACTCCTACGCAGCTTATGCTATCGATCCTGGGCGCCACCGGCCCGACCGGGCGCGCGGGTGATCCTGGGGCAGACGGTGCTCCTGGCGGCCCGACTGGCCCACTGGGGCCACAGGGCGTTACCGGCCCCGCCGGTGTGCAGGGTAACGCAGGTGGCGCCGGCCCGACCGGTCCCTCTGGGGTCACAGGGTCCACCGGTACAACTGGCGCCACGGGAGCGGTTGGGACAGGGCCCACGGGCGCAACAGGCGTGACGGGCAACACAGGGCCGAATGGGGGCCCTACGGGGCCGACCGGGAATATCGGTCCTACCGGTTTTAACGGTACCGTCGGAGGTACTGGGCCTACGGGTCCGGCTAATGGCCCCACCGGGAGCACGGGGAACACCGGTCCCACCGGGAACACTGGCCCAACCGGCAATACGGGTCCAACGGGAAACACTGGTTCAACAGGGAACACGGGTGTAACTGGCCCTGCCGGGGTGCAGGGAAATGGCGGCGTCACCGGTAATACTGGGAATACCGGCCCGACTGGAAGCGACGGCAACTCGTTTACCGGTCCCACCGGACCCTCTCCAGGCTCTACCGGGCCAACCGGCAACACTGGGTGCACTGGCCCGAGTTCAGGGATTACAGGGCCCACCGGACCCGGTTCCGGCATAACAACGATCATCGTTAACTTCACCGCCACGTTCGGCCAGGTCGCCGCCCAGACCGGGTTCGAAGTTGGGTTTACTATACCCGGACTATTGGTATCCGACCAGGTTCACGTTGAGTGTCTTTCCCGGCCGCCCAAGAACTACTATCCGCCTAACGCACGCGTAGGCGGTCCCGACACGCTCGCGTTGTTTTTCAATTCGAGCAAGACCTATTCCCTGCCTAGCCTCGACTGGCGGCTTACCATCATACGGGTGTCCTGATGTTGCTCGGCCGCGTACGACAGATTGTAGGGGACCGGCAGCAAGTCAGTATCGATTATCGAGACTGGCTTGCCGCAGGCGAATTACTTGTCGGGCTGAACTGCACGATTGACTCCGGCACTGCGACTATTGACACGATCACACTTGCGCCGGATAGGAAGTCGGCTAGTTTCATCCTCGCGGGCGGCACGTTCCAGGACCAGTTCAATATCATCGTTGAGGCCGACACCACGCTGACGCAGGCGCGGTTTGACCATATCGAAGTGTTTGTGGCGACGAATGGTGGTCCGGTTCTTACTTCGCAGAACCAAGCTCTCATGCTCTCCATCATCGGGCCGACGGGGCCATTCGGCACCGGTCCCACGGGTCCACAGGGTAGCATTATCGGGTTTACGGGGAACACCGGGCCGACGGGTTATACGGGTACTCCTGGAACTGCGGTTAATACCGGCGCAACCGGTCCCGCAGGAACGGCAGTGGCCACAGGAGCAACGGGTAATACGGGCCCCACCGGGGCACAGGGAGCAGCAAGCTCTGTTACAGGGCCTACCGGAACTACCGGAAACACTGGTCCCGCCGGTGCCGTCGCGGCTACAGGCGCTACGGGAAACACCGGCCCGACGGGGAGCACGGGCGATACGGGTACGCCGGGAACGGCGGTTAACACAGGGGCGACGGGTAATACAGGTCCCACCGGTACTGCAGGTGCTGCGGGTTCTCAAGGTGTCACCGGCCCCACCGGTAACACGGGCCCCTCCGGTACTGCAGGCGCGGCGAGTACGGTAACAGGGCCCACAGGTAACACGGGCCCCACCGGGGCCGCCGGGTCTGGGGGCGCGGCAGGGGCGACTGGTCCTACCGGGAACACAGGGCCAACAGGAAACACAGGGAATACCGGTCCGTCCAATATCCCGCAAAACTCCAAGAGTGCGGCCTATACCACGGTTCTGGCCGACGCCGGTCGCCACATCTTGCACCCGACAGCAGATTCAACCGCTCGTACGTTTACAATAGATAGCAACGCTAATGTTGCATATACTATCGGTACCTGTATTACGTTCATAAACGAAGTAAGTGCAGGCGCGCTTACAATCGCGATAACATCGGATACTATGTATTGGGCGGGTAATACTTCATCGACAGGTAGCCGCACCCTTACGGCCGTTGGTATTGCTACCGCGATCAAAGTTACATCCACCGAGTGGGTCATATCCGGGACGGGGTTATCGTGACTATTCCCCAGCAACTTCTCCTTGCCGATCTTCCATCGGTGCACGGGTCGCAGACGATTACAGCGGCTGGTGCTGGGTCTTTTACCATTCCTGCCTCCATTACATCGGTTACCTGCGAAGCATGGGGCGGTGGCGGTGCAGGCGCCGGTGGTGCTTCTAATTCTGCTCCCGGTGGCGGCGGTGCCGGGTATTCCAGATTCGTCGCAAGCGGTCTAACCCCCGGCGGTACAATTTTCTATTTCGTAGGCTCCGGTGGCGCTCACGTGGGCTCTGGTAATGCGGGAAACGCAGGCACCAACTCGTGGGTTAATCCTTCTTCTAATGCGCAGCCGTCTTCCAACGGGTGTGTTGGTGGCGGTGGTTCTGGTGGTTCTAGTTCGGGGACAAGTGGCCCGCACGGTTCTGGAACGATTGGTACTACAAACTTTAGCGGGGGTGACGGTGCCAACGGGGCTTCGCCCAACGGAGGCGGAGGCGGTGGCGGCGCGGGTTCTACCGGCAACGGTGGCAACGGCGTGGATGGTCCTATCTCAACTGGCGGTATAGGTGGGACACTAGAAGGCGGGGCCGGTGGTCCAGGTTTCGCATTATTTAACGCGCATGACGGTGATGGCATTCAGCCCGGGGGCGGTGGGGGAGGTACCTGGAACTCTGGCCAGAGTGGTTACCCGGGAGGCAATGGACAGGTCAGGTTTACGTGGTAGGAAATAATGGCGCTCCTTGCAACCAAAACCCATACCGTCGGCAACCGCACACGCTGGATCGTAGATTATTCAGATTGGCTGTGCTCCGAAGTCCTTGCTACCTGGGCGGTAGTCTCGTCTTCCTCGACTGCTTCGGTGGACACAGAATCGTTCAATCCAGGTCAGACCCAAGTTATCTTTTTCCTCAACGGCGGTTTGCTTAACGAAACGTTTACGGTTACACTGACAGTATCAGACGCGCTATCGCAGATACGGATAGACACAATAGATTTCACCGTTGTCGCCCCATAGGGAGCAATCCATGTTTGATTTTGTAGCTATCGCTGGCGTTGTTGTCGTCGCGTTTTTGGCCGGGGTCGTATTCAGTCAAAAGGTCAAGGACTGGTTTGCTGGCGTTCCCGCAGCCGTTCGTGCGGAGGTAACCGCCCTAGAAGCCAAGCTTATGAAGAAGGCCCCATGAAGTCAAATTATATCCCCTTTATTACGCGGGTCATCAATAACTACGAGCGCGGGTACGGCTGGGATAAGAACGACGCCGGCGGCCCGACCAAGTACGGTATCACTTGTTTTGACCTGGCGGAACACCGACATAACAGTATGAACAGCATGGCTGTGTGGGCTCCGCGCGTGCAAGCTATGTCACTCCAAGAGGCTGAAGATATATATGATTCCAAGTATGCAAACGGTTTGTACTTTGACGCATTACGCTCTGGTCCTGACTGCTGTATTCTGGATTATGGCATTAACTCTGGGGTTGCACGACCGTTTCGGGTAGCGCGAGCCCTCCTGAAGTTTACCGACCCGTCTAACGTTGCGCTCATCAAGGCAATCAACGCCGCCGATCCGAAGTGGTTTGTGGATGCGATGTGCCAGGAGCGCCTGCAGTTCATGCACGCGATTCGTGGTGGTTCGGCATGGGCGACGTTTGGTGGTGGATGGGGCAAACGGGTCGCTGATCTCAACGCGTACTGTGACCGGCTCGCTGCCGGTGGTACGGGGGCGATCTTCCCGCCGGCTGCCCCGACAGTCCCACATCCAAAGGTAACCCATGGGCACCCGGACGATATAACAGGTACACTGAGTAAAACGGCTGGCGGGGCCGTGGTGGGCGGCGCGACCGCTCACTTTGCCGGCGCTCCGCCCTGGCTCTTGCCGGTCGTTGTGGGTGGGGTAGTGATCGCGGGCCTCGCGTTCGCGTACTATGAGGGCCGGAAGAACGCCCTCGCGAACCGTACCGTTGTCATCCCACCGACTGTTCCGCCTCAACCCCCAACTGTACCGCCGGTTACCACTGCGGTAACAGGAGCGACCGGTGTATCAAAAGCTGCTTAAATGGTGTCATGATAGTGAGGTTATCCTTGCGTCTCGATTACAGGTCCTTGGGGGGGTGTTGTTGGTTGTTATCAACGCCTTCCTGCCGTTCGTGACGCAAGAAAATCTGCAACTGTTTATTGGTAGCCCTAAGACTATTGCAGTTGTTCTCGTTGTAAGTGGCGTTGTTATGGAGGTGTTACGGCACCACCGGGCCACAGACTTGGAGCCATAGATGTTTGGGCTTCTAGGCGCTATTCCTTCGCTGATTTCGGGGTTGTTCTCTACGATCAATACCGTATCCAATAACCTGTCTAACGAACGTATCAATTTACAGAACGCTACCACAGACCGCGAGCGTGCGGAGATTAGTGAGCGTATCTCCGCATTACAGGCGACGAAAGACGTGCTTGTTGCCGAGGCGGCCCGGTCGAAAATCCCAGTATATGTACAGCTTCTTATGACGTTGCCCTGGGTGCTGTATATCGGCAAGCTGGTGATATGGGACAAGCTCCTCGGCTGGGGGGAGACGGACAATCTCTCCCCGCAGGAGTGGTACCTCTGCTACATCGTGTACGGGTTCTGGTTTGTGCATGCAACTGTGGGTATGATGAAATGAGGGGATTCTGGTTCACACTACTGATTGCAGCGGTCATCTCCCTATCGTTCAACGTGTGGGCCGCCACAGGGTTCAAACCCACCCCCCTGCCGTACTCCTGCAGTCAGGTGCGGTGGGCGTACAAACACTTCACTAGGGAGCATCTGCTACAGATTGCAAGCACAATGGGTATCGTGGTGACGGCAGCGCAACGCCACCAAGCCGAGAAATGCGTAGGGGGTAAATATGGCTAGAGGCGATAACGAGAAGTGGAAGCAACAGGCGTTTGGTGGGGGCGGGAAGGTTCCAACTGCCGGCGGTCGATCAAGGTTCGACGCCCTTGAACGCGCGGGCGACAAATACCAGCCGCCTCCGCCGCCACCCGTATTGACGCCCGAGCCATCGCCTGTGCCCGAGCCGGAAAAATCCTATTCTGGCGGCGGCAGCATTCACATCAAGCCGTCGCACAAGGGGCTACTCCACAAGGACCTGAGCGTGGCGGCTGGTAAGCCGATCCCGGAGAGCAAGATACAAAGCGCCAAGAACTCGTCTGACCCAGCGGTTCGCAAGCGCGCCACGTTCGCTGAGAACGCTAAGCACTGGCGCCATTAACGGTGCGTAAACCCACGTTCCCTAGTATGGAGGAGGCGATGGCGGAAGCCGAAGCGCCGTCCGCGCTAGGGATTTCGCAGGGCCGTGGCAACAGGCTGGATCACGGCGCCAGGGTTGCCGCAGTCGGGTCCGACGCCAAGAGAATGACAGGACAAACCCCAGGAGACGACAATGGACGAGGATCAGCACCAGGAAACGGGCCTATCGGGATGGCTGACGGACAAGCCAGCGGCAGAGCCGACGCCATCCGCAGAACCCGTAACCATCCAGGGTCTTAGCGACGACGTTACCGTTAAGGTGACGGAGGTCAACCAGCCCGCCGTTGCCGCCGAAGCCCTCCAGCAGTTCTCCAAGGAGACGATGGAGCAGGCCGAGAACGAGAACATGGCCCGCAACTTCGCGTTGTCCATGCAGGCCGCGCGTAACCCGGAGGTTGTGCCGTACACGCCGCCCGCCGTGCCCAAGGCCATCGCGGAGTCCACCCGCCTTGAGATGGAAGCCGGGCGTAAGCGTGTGGCCGAATTCGAGGAGATGGAGCGGCTGCGCCCCAAGCCCGCACCTGTCCAGGACCCACATGCGGGTAGTTCCACCGCGATCTTCAGGCCAGCGGACTATGTGCCAGATCAGAGGAAGGGACAGGGGAACGCGGCGAGCGACAGTGCTCGTCCCCTGTAATCAATGTGCCTGCACTTAAGTTGGAACAATTTGGGGGGCAATTACCAGCTTGGGACCCCCACCTCTTGCCTACTGGCCAAGCGGCCAGTTCTACTAACGGTTACTTATTCTCTGGCGCGCTAACAGGCTGGCGGCAGCCTAAGCAGTTGTTCGCCCTGAACAACGGTACGCGCTACGCATTCCGTATCCCCACGCTTTCGGAAACACAAGCCCACGCATACTATGTCCAACTTGCCCTTCCGACCGCTGGGGATACGGTAACTATTGGTGATCTGGTTTACACCTGGGTCAGCTCCCTTAAGAACCCCCAGGACGTGCTGATCGGCGGCACCAAGGAAATCAGCATCGCGAACCTGCTCTCTGCCGTGACGCTGGACAACAGCGACCGGACGAACTCGGGCATCCTCTACGACGACGCTACCGTACCCAACGTAGCCATAGCGTATCCCCTGCCGGGGACCACGTTGCCGCAAGGGATCACCGCCGCCAACGCTGGGTCCGTGGTATTCAGCGCCGTTACCTACCCATACATTTACGTAGGGTCCATCGACTTCGGTGCCGGGTATAATTCCACACCCGTAGCCGAGAGCACGAGCGCCGTCCGTAGCACATGGCTATTCGACCTCGTGGCGCAGGCGCACGTTACTGGCACGTATATGGGCGGCAGTAACGCATCGTTCGATGCCAGCGTTACCGGTTCCTCAACCTGGATACAGTTCACCGACCCCGACACCGACGTGGTGAAGTCCCCCATCGTTGCCGATGATTTCGACCGGTACTACTTCGCCAGCCCCAGCGCACCCCCGAAATACAACCCCCGACAGCGTATCATCGCAGGGCAGGCGCCGTGGCTGCTTGGCGTGCCGCCCCCCGGGTGCGCTCCCACTACGTCTGTTGTTGGTGGTGGCAACTTCCTCGTCCTCGGTAACACCACCTCTAACGGTGTGCCATTTTCCGCATTAGGTAACTCGATTTACTTAATTCCGTTCACCTATAACGGTGACACGCAGATACAGGACGTGCAGTGGTTCTCGGACGCCAACCAAGCCGATATCCCTACGTCCCAGTTCGCTGCTGTCATATACAACGATAACAATAACGCCCCCGGAGAGCTTCTTGGTACCGGACAACTCACCACCGGGGTGGCCGGCGGCGGCGGCCCCAACATCAGCTCATTTCTCAATCCGATCAACTTGACAAATAACAACCAGTACTGGATCGGGTTCATTATCGACGTACCGGTCGTGCTTGACGGCGGCCCCGTTATCACCGATAATAACACCGCCAGTTTCCTAGCGACGTTCACTAACGGGCCCCCCGGCACGGCCCCCTCTAATGCCACCCTCGGCCAGCCCGGGGTGCACATCATCGGGGACTTCCTCACCTCGGACGTAGTGGAGAGCAGAGCCTATGTCTATACCTGGGTTTCAACCTACGGAGAAGAAGGACCCCCATCCCCACCCACGTTACTGGACGGATGGTCTAATGGTGTGTGGACGGTGGGACTATGGACCCCCCCACCCAACGACCTCGGGGTGCTCCGAACTCTTAAAGACATCAATATATATCGTACCGTACCCGGGCAGGGAGGTGCGACAGTATTCTTCTTTGTGGCAACTGTACCCATTGGAACCGTCAGTTACGTTGACGCCAACCCGAACAACACCGTCGCGCTGAACCAACAGCTACAGAGCACCACCTGGTTTCCGCCGCCAGAGAACCTGCAGGGCCTTACCGTCATGCAGAACGGCATGGTGGCAGGGTTTACGAACAACGAGATATGGTTCTGCGAACCGTACCGTCCGCACGCGTGGCCCCCGGGTAACGTGCTGACGGTGGACTACCCCATCGTGGGACTGGGTGTAACCAGCGGTACGCTGGTCGTCATGACGGACAGCAGCGCGTTCACGATCTCGGGCATTACCCCGGGGCAGATGGCGCAGCAGAAGTGTGCCCATCCGCACCCGTGCTCGTCCCGGGGGTCGATCATCAACGGTGACGCCGCCGTTACATATCACAGCCCCAACGGCTTGATCCAGGTTACTGCCTCGGGCGTGGCCACCAACACCACGGACCTGTGGTACACACGCGAGAAGTGGCAGCAGCTAACTCCGCAGAGGTACGGCCGTTCAATATTTATCGCATCCTCCTACTACTGCATGGGTACCGTGTCGCCGCCCGCCGTATCCCCGGCTGACACATCGTTGGCGCAAACCGGGTTCACCCTCGAATTAGACCAGGACAATACAAGTTTCACCATCTGGCCCCAACCCGGTGGCCACAGGCTAGGTTCAAACCAACTTACCAGCCACACCGGGTTCGACATCGACAACGTAATGACGGACCCGTGGACCGGCACCGGGCTACTCGTCTCTAACGGGTTCGTGTACTACTACGACTTCACCGACCCGACACCCGCCATGGTGCCGTACACGTGGCGGTCCAAGACGTACCAGCAAAACGTCAAACGTAACTTCGCCGTCATGCGGGCGTTCTTTACCGTGCCGGTAAACACCCCGCCGCAAAACGCCATTGAGAACACCGCGCCCGCCAGCGACCCGTCCTGGAACACCCTTGGTATAGGGCAGTACGGTATACTCAAAACATTTGTGGACGTGGATGGCACGGGTAACCTGACGCTCATTGACGCTCGCGAACTGCGTGGGTCGAGCGATATTATGCGGATCGTGGATGGGTTCAAGTGCGAGCAGTGGGCCTGGGAGATTACCGGGCGGGTGACCCTCTCTAACGTGCAGATCGCCACAGCGGTTAAGGAGTTGGGGAGCGTGTAATGGCCGCGCCGCAATGTGATCTTACCCAGCCATCACCGATACCGGACCCGCAATCGCCGCAGGGATTCCAGCTTATCCCGACAGGCGCCACGCTGCCGCAGGCCGTACGTATTATCAATAATAACTTCCTCCGTCTGGCGCCGATCAACACGTTCAATAATAACAGCCAGCGGGGAGCGCCAGGTTCACCCGGTAGGGCAGGTAAGAACGCGACCGAAGGAAACTGGACCCAGAAAAATATCGTAACCCAGCGGGTACGCGTCTACCACATCGACCCCGACGGCACAGTGGACAAGACGCAGTTCATAGACTTTGTGCGCGTCAATCGCCTCACCATGTCGGACCAAAAAACCGGAGCGACGTGGGTGTATAACCGAAAAGGGGTGGATGGCCCCAACGTTGAAATCCTGCAGAGTTCCAATGGATGATAACCGAAGATTTCCTGGATATAATTGTCAACGTCCAGTGGGGCCAGACTGACGTTTATCGCGCCATTGTCCTCCTGGAGGGACAAAAGGGTAGTGCGGCCTACGGTGAAGAGTTTACACCATCGTATACCGAAGCCCAATTAAATAACCTCGCTAAACCTATCCCGGTTCCAGTGTTTGGGCCGTTCAACCCTGTCGCTACCCCCACCGATTCAGACAATCAAACATGGAGCGCAGGCGGCCAGATCATCAACGGCAACGAACTTGTATCGTTCCCCCCTCTGGCGCGGATAGACTACCACGGGTATACTCTTGTCAACTCGTTCAACACTAAGCGTATAGGGCACAACCCCTTCTCCATTATCCTTACTACCGTCCCCCCCGGACCAATTACGAATTTTGACTACAAGGGTAAAAAGACCAGCAAGATACCGGTATTCTCCAAGTCCGCGCAGCAAAAGGGCCTGCCCCTGACCGGCGCTGCCGGGGTATATATGAAACTTTCCAGCCCCAATCCTGGACTGACAAAGTACAACGGTACCAAGGTTGCATGGCATATACCCGGCGTGGATACCGCACACTACGACCCGAAGTCGAAATTAATCACCGCTGCCTTCGCCAGCACCGGGAAGGTTAAGTACTACGATCTAAAGGGAACGCTAAAGAACACCGTCACCATCGCCGGGGGCGTGCCTGAAGACATATCGAGGAACGGAAACTTCTACTGCCTCACCAGCAGTACTGGTACCAATTTCGAAGGGATACAGGGATACAAGCCTGACGGCACCTTAATGTGGTCTATACCAGGCGATTCCATCGACACCGGGTTTGAGTTTGGGTCCATCGTCGCATTCGGAGAGGATTATATCGTTGTCACCGCAGCCCGGGTTAACCCCGGCGTGGTTGTCGATATAACCGGGGGGCCTATTGTCGCCGGCACAAGGACAACCACGAGCACGGACTATGAGTACCGGGCCTACCATGCCAAGACAGGTGCCCTCGCCAAGCAGACGGCGTGGGGGAGGGATATAGACGAGGTTACCGATGCACTCTACGTCGGGCCGATCCACATACGAACGCTTAACAAACCCGCCTACGCCATCCTCCATACCGCCGAGCGGTCCGCCTACTGGCCTTAACGCAATGTTCACGGCCCGGAGTGTATTAGTTAACGATATTATAAGGTGATAAGATGGCTGACAGCACCACCCAGTCCCAAGGCCAATCCAGCAGCCGTAGTAGCTCTGAACCGGTCGTTATCAATACCCCGCAGAGCGACTGGGCGCTGCAGCTTTCCAAGCTGCTGGGAGCGCTGACCCAGAACCAGTATACCTGGGCCCTCGACCAGTACAACAAGGGCATGGGGGTCACCGACCAAAACGTCGCTCAATACATGCAGCTAGCCGGACAGGGGGCTGGGCTAGCCCAGAACCTCCTGGGGCGGTACGAGAACGTCTTCGAACCGTTGATGAATAAGTACATCGAGCAGGCCGGGGCGTACAACTCCGAAGCCCGCCAGCGGTTCATGATGGGGCAGGCCGAGAGTACAGCCGGGCAGGCCGACCAGGCTGCCATGGACAGCGCCCAACGGCAATTACAGGGGTATGGCGTTAACCCGAACTCGGGGCGGTACGAAGACCTGCTCCAGACTTCACGTCTCCAAGATGCGGCTACCCGCGCCGGTGCCGGTACTCAGGCGTCCTTGAACACCGCAGCTATCGGACGGCAGATGACCCAGCAGGCTGCTCAGTTTGGGCAGAACCTCCCCGGCATGACGGTGAACGCCCTGCAGTCCGCGTACACCGGACTGGGCGGCGCAGAAAACGCGGTCCTGGGGCAGTTGAACACCGGAGCAAACCTGCTCAACACCGTGCCTAATTTCGGTAACGCGGCAGCGAACGCCAATAAGAACCCGCTCACGGGGCAGCAGTCTAACAGCCAAGGCGGGTCACAACAGAGCAGCCAGGGGAAGGGTAATCAACAGCAACCGAAACAGCCGACTGACGGTAGCAGCGGGAAAGGGTCGCAGACGCCCCCATGGGACCCGGTCGCCAACGCGAACGCGACAAGAAATAAAGGCGACCTCCCGGATATCCCGGGAGCGGGAACGCAGAACAAGGAAGATCAAAACCAGGATAATACTCCTGCTGGTGTTTTACCTGATTGGCTTACGTCGCTAAATAATGACCCATCGCTCGCCCGTGGCGATCCTTTTGGCCTTGGGTCACCTGACCAAGCCACATCGCCAGATAATACGAACTGGCCCTCGGCTACATTCTCGGATGGTTTACAGTTCCCTGCGGGTACGGGTCAGGGGGCAGGGACGAACCCAAACGGTGTATCGTCCAATGTTGACCAGTTTAATATGGGGAGCTTCCCGCAGGACCAAGGAGGGCAGCAGCAGTCGAGCGGCAACGATAACCCGTGGACCAGCAACCAGTTCGGGCAAGACAGCAGCGGCAACTGGGGTGGGGGTGATTTTTCGAACAGCGATCTCGCCGCACAAGCCGGGATCAATGACATCGGTAGCGGGTTTAATGGCGGCGACTACACACCGCCGCCGTCAGATACGGGGGACCCAAACGGAGGGTTCAGTGGTGGCGACTACTCCGGCGGCGGATTTTCTGGTGGCGACTACTCCGGCGGCGGATTTTCTGGTGGCGACTACTCCGGCGGCTATGCTGCCGGTGGCGTTATCCCTAACCGCACGACCGGTGGCCCTGTGCCGCGTAACGCCAGCCCCAGCGGGGGCCGTCAAACGGACGACATCCCCGCACGCTTGAACGCCAACGAGTTTGTTATCCCGCGTGACGTTAAAGAGCACATGGGTACGAAGTACTTCACCGATCTTATCGCCAAGTCGCGCAAGGCGCGCACTGGTATGGCCGGTCCGCCGCCTCGGGGCAAGATGAAACCGGCGCTGCGTATGCGGCCCACGTTCACATCGAATTACATGGGGAACAGATAATGCCCGGCGTACTCCCTATGGATAACCCCGGGCGTTTCGGCGCTTGGGCGAATGGACCGATTGACGACATTGCAAGTTCGGGCGGTACATCTACGTCTGCCTCACCGACGAGCGGCACGAACAACAGCGCGCTCGTTGGCGGCGGTGACATGGTTCCGCAATGGAGCGATGTGCCAACCCCTGAAAGCGGCGGTGGTAGTGGTAATACAACAACGAGGGGCAGTGGTAACGGCGGCAGTTATGGGGTGGGCGGCCAAGGGCCCGGGGGGTTTAATCCGAGAACAGGAACATTCTCGTTCGACGATGGCGGCGAGGTCGATCCCGGTAATGACGGCGATGAGGATGACCAGCAGTTACCAGGCGGTAACTCCGACCCCATGAGCGTCATCCAGAACGCCCTCGGGTGGGGCCGCCAGCAGATGGGCCTCCCGAGGAACTTCTCCGACCCACAACAGCAGGAGCAACCCCAGCAGGGCTACGACGATGGCGGGGTGATACCGGAACAACCCCAGCAAGAACAGCAGCAGCAGGGTAACGGAGCACAACTCCCCGATCCGCGCAGGACCATGGCGTACCTCGCCGGTGCCGGTAACATCCCGCCAGACGCTGCGGCGGCCCTGGAGCAGCGTGTGGACCCGCAGGGGCAAATGGACCCGGCAGAGCGCAAGCTCGCCGCCATCACGGCAGCAGGTAACCCGCAGGCACAGTTCGGCCTGATGCAGCACTACCGCACGCTGTTCAACGCGCACAGCGCGGCGGCGCAAGCGATGTTGGATAGGGGTAACTTGGCACAGGCGGCGCAGCACGCTACCGAAGCCATGTCGAACGTACCGAATGGTAACAGTGTGCGGTTCGCCCCGGCGAAAGGCGGCCTCGCCATGCACTCCAAGCCCATCGGACAGCAGCAGGGGTTTGGCGAAGGGGGCGCGGTAGATACAGATAACCCGTCCGTTATGATGAAGTCGTACAAAAGTGGCGGCGTAGTACAAGCATTTGACAACGCCGGAGAAGTCGAGGGCGCCCAGGAAGACACTGACGAGGACGACGATACCGGCTCGCCCGTAATCCCTAACGAGGCTACATCCAACCCAGTTACTGACGTAACACCTCAGCCTCGCGCTGAACCAGACGGCGCGACTCCAACACCTACAGGGCCGGTGGACCTGTCTGGACAAGTCAAATCGTTATCGATGGACGACGTAAAAAAGATGCTGCAAGACGGATGGGACAAGCTCACCGAATCGTGGAACGGTATGGTGGATAACGCCGCCGATGCTCGGGCCGGTGCCGCTGTTGCCAGACAACAGATGGCGCAAGTCGGTCCCGCCGTCAACCGGATGCTTGGTGGTCCCGGGGAACAGCCCCCCGATGTCGATGCCGCTCTTAGCGCGGATAATAAGGGGGTTATCCCCAGCGATGCACCGCAGTCGCAGGTCGGCGCTAGACAACAGGCAAACGCAGTATTCAATAACGCAAACATGGGTGCGGGCAAGTTAACCCCGCGCCCTACACCAGGATACAGAGGGACGCCCGACCAAGGAGGACAATCTCCCGCGCAGCCGGACACAGGGCTCTCTAAATATAGAGCGCAAGCTAATGACATATATGGCGGGTGGCAGAGCAACGCCCCCCAGCGGCAGAAGTTCATGGCAGATGCTGCCCGTGCCGACCAGCAAAATACGGCGCGGCTCGAACAAATGAAAGCCTCATATGGTCCCCAGGGCAAGCTGGGGCTTGAACAATTCAAACAGGGCTCTATGGGCGACCGCGCCGCTGCGCATATAGCTGCACAACTTCAAATTGCGGCACAGAGAAACAATACCGCCCTTAACGATGCACAGGTAAAAGCGTTCACCTCGTTTGTGGGAGGCCAAATCAATGCCGACCCTAGCATTGCGAAAGACCCGCAGCAAATAATGAAACTTGTTGCTCCATTCATGGGGCAGGCGCAGAAACTAGGGTTAACTCCGCAAAATATGGTGCAGATGATACAGTCTGCTCCGACAGGCCAAACACAAGGAGCGCAAGCACCACAGCAACAGGGGGCGCAGGCGCCGGGTTCGGACTTACAGTCCAACCAACCCAAGAAAATGTTCAACGGCAAAGCCTACACCAAAGAAGAGTGGAATGCCCTACAGCAACGAGGGCAGTAGGTGATCCATGGCGGACCTCCCCTCCTGGGATGATCTCCCTGACGCCCCCCAGGCTAGCGGAGGCCCCCTCCCCTCCTGGGACGATCTACCGGATGCCACCGAGTCGTCCCCCGACGACAGTAGTGAACTAGGAACTTTCGCCCGTGGAGCGGCACGGGGGGCGGTACCCGCCATAGGCGGCATGGGTACCGGCGCACTGGTGGGCGGCGCTATCGGCGGCCCTGTGGGGCTCGTGGCGGGCGTGGGGGCCGGCCTCCTTGCGGGCAATATCCTGGCGAAGGGCCAGGACTGGCTCCTGGACAAGCTCGGTTGGCGCGACAAAGCGCAGGAGTTAGCCGATCAGGAGCAGCACCCGACAGCCAAGATGCTGGGCGAGATGGCCCCTGCCGTCGCCACTCTGCACCCCAGCGGCTCCATGCTCCAGCGAGGTATCGGCGCGGCCATCGGTGGCGGCGTGTCGGCGGCCACCGACTACCTGCAGAACGGTGAAATCAATCCAGAGAGCGTCATCGCTGGCGCCGGCCTGGGTGCCGCGTTTCCAAGTTTCAATCGGCTAGGGCGTAAGTTCGAGAGCGCGGGGGCACGGATCGGGGCAGCCGCGCGTGGTAACACGAGCCAGGCTCCTGTAACGGCACCGGAAGCACCCGCCGAACCGGTCAACCGTGACCTGAAAATGGGGGAGGGGTACACCGACGAAGGCCCACCCGATGAAACCATTCCAGCGGCTGCTCCCGCTGCCGAAGATGTGGTCACAAATGAACCGCCGCCTGGTTCAGTGGCTGCTACCGACCCGCAGAAAGCCACGGAGTGGGGGCTCGCCAAAGCTGCACTGGCCAAGATGGACCTTCGCGACCCGCTGCGCGCGAGCACCCAGACATATCTGGATGACCTAGGGAAGGTAGACCGCGAACCAAGTGGGCAGGCGACCCCTAGCACCATCGTACGTACGTCACGTGGCACGTCTGAGAGCTTCCCCGCCCCTGCCGAACGACCTGACACCACCGGTAATACAGTGGGCGCCCCCATGGTCGCACGGGAGGCAGCGCGCCCGAGTGATCCGACACGGGATTACCGCTCAGATAAACCGGAGGAACCGGCCGATACAACAGGGTTAAAGCCCAGCGTTAAAATGGAAACCTCGGAGGGCGCCCACTCCGACATCCTCGCCGCCATGCCCCAGGAGAGCGGGGAAGTCTCCAAGCCCCCCGGCGATGCCAACGCTATGCCGCAGCGAGAGCAACCGCCCGCACCGGAGCCACCGGTGGCGCCCATAGAGACCGGGCTAGCTCCGCAGCTGCAACAACCAGTCGTGCAGCCAGCAGAACCGGTAGCACCAGAAGTACCGGAAAACGTTGCAGCCGCACGGGCGAAACTGGAGAAGCTGGACAAAGCAACCTACCCGGATGTCCTGAAGATATTTGATAGGCTGGCGCCGGACGAACAGGCGCGGTACGCCGACAAGGTGCTAGCCGCCACCAAGTCGCTGGCGAACGAGCGCGACGAGCGAGCCATACAGCACGATGACAAGTCGTACAAGTACAACTCCCTGCCCGAGAAGAACCGGATTGACGAGAGCATTAAAGCCGTCAAACAGGCTGTCTCCGAAATACCCAAGGATCAGGAACTCAGCATCGTCCGGGACAAGGAGGGGTTGAACAAGAAAGAGATTATCGCCCACGCCAAGGACGTGGTGAATAGGACGAACCAACTCTATGCCGAAGCCGCCAAGGGTTACAAGGATGGCGAGATCGACAAGGGCGGCTTGTACACCCCCAACGAACTGGTCAACCGCCTGCCGGAACACGCCGTACTGAAGGCAGCGAAGAAGGCCGCAGCGAAGAAGGCGACGTGGGCGGACTTGGAGAACTACGTCAAGACGCTGAAAGACCCCACCGTGCGCCCGAACGTCGAGGCCGACGTAGAGCTTAGAAAGACTCCGTCGGTCGAGGATATCTCAGAGACGACGCCTGGTAATACGGATCGCCCCGAGTTCCAGCACCTCGTAGATGAGAAGGGAGGCAACGCCAACGTAGAGGCGTACAACGAACTTGTAGATTACGTCAACGATATGACCCCGTCGGAGTATGAAATCGCGGACGGAGTGCGCGACGGAGAACTAGCAACAGAGATCAATACATATCCGCGCGACTCTAGAAAGTACCTCGAAGCCCTTCAGCATAACATGAAGGAAGCCAACCTATTCAGGAAGCAAAAATCGCAGGGCGGAACGACGACGCCGATCAAAGATGCGGAAGGGCTCGCCAAGTTCGAGAAGCGTAACAAGCTGATCGAACTCTCCAAAAAGTTTATGGCTACCACCAAGGAAGCCGCTAAGGACACAAGCGGCAGCATCGCACTGCCAAAATGGCCGAAGTGGGCGCAACGCGACCCCACCTCCCCCGCCGACCCGGAGCGGACCCCGGAAGTCAAACAGCAACTTGACTCCATGACAAAAGACGTTCGTGCGTACGCGAATGCCAGGGCAAAGATAAAGCTGTGGCTCCGTGGCATGGAGAACGGGGCACGGGCATACGGGTTTACACCAGAGCAGTGGAAGGACATCCACTTGGCGATAACGGAGGGCACAGAGAAAAACCTGCCAGGTAAACAGTATGACGCCGTAAAAGAACACGTCATGCCGATGATCGCCAAGCGGGACCTACTATACCGCTATATCTACGAGGCGAACAAGTATGGGCTCGGTTTAGATTTGGCGGACCCGGACCTTGTTTCCGAGTACCGTAACATCCCGCGCATGGCAACCGACGAGGAAGCAGCGGTGCCGGGGGAAAACAATAACGTCGTTACTGGGAACAAACTTAACATCACGGCGCCCTCGATCAAAAACCGCGAGTTCATGCGGCTGGTCAACCAGGACACCGGTGACAGCATTGTCCTGCACCGAAGCCTGAAAGACGGCAAGTTCTCGATCTACCAGAACGGCAAGATACAGCCGCTGACGAAACTCCCCGCCGACTTCGAGGGTAATGTCGGTGACACGATGTCGCTGTTCAAGGGTGGCAAGAAGACATCGTTCAAGGTGGACGAGGCGTCCGATCAGCAGATTGAGGCAGCCACTGCCGGTCAGGTCAAGTTCGTCCACAACCCCATCATCACGCTGGCGAACAGTATCAACCAGCTACATAACATCAAGTCGAACATCGATTTCATCCAGGGGCTGAAGAACGATCCGTGGTGGAAAGAAAACACGGTGACAAAGTCGGAAGCCGAAAACGACCCAACGAAACAGAAGTTGCTGGAAATGTACGACAAAATTCCTACCCAACTGGACGCGGTGGCGCAGCGTAACGGGCAGGATATCTACATGCCGAAAGGCATGCGGTGGCTACTGGACGACATGCACAAACAGGGATTTGGAAACGACGACCTGAAGTGGCTGTCCAATGCCGGCAGCCTGATGTCCCGCTCATTCCTCGTGACGGGATCGCCCATCCACGACCTCAACATGATCACCAACGGTATCATCGCGCGAGGGTACCGTAACGTAACGCCGCAGGGGTTGAACCACCTGGCGACGTACGGGGGGCGTGCCATCAAGGCGCTCATGGACCCTGCCAATAGCCCGGACTATAAGAAGGCCATGGAGGCGGGGGTGGACTTCCAGTTCCACAACACCATGACGAACGACCTCATCCCCGGCATGATGAAGCGGTTCGGGATGGACGTGGCCCAGAAACCGTCAAAGTGGGACCCGGTCACCAAGGCGCTGGGGTTCAACGTGCCCGAGATCGCCAAGGCCATCGAGCACCTGTCCACCAGCGAGATGTGGCGAATTGGCGACATGATCCCGTTGCAGCGGTTCATGGAGCTTACCGAAGGCCACGGCATGGAGCCAAAGGCGGCAGCCGCTGAAGTTAACAAGTTTACATCGTACTACACCGACCCCACGTTCCTGACCGACGGGAAAGTGGGACGGTTCCTCCAGCAGGCCATGGTAGACCCCCGCACCTCCCTATTCGGCCGCTGGCACATGCTGCTCATGCGGTCGATGGGGCATATCTTCCGGGACGCCATAGGACCCGACAGGACGCCCCAGCAGCGGGCCATGGCGGGCTCCCAGATGCTCACCGCAGGGGCGCTAGCCTACGCGGTCTACCCCGCCATAGATGCCGGCGTGCGGGCTCTAACGGGCAACGACAAGGCCGAAATGGGGCGGCGCGGTATGCTTGCCCCAGAAGATGCTGTAAGGAAGGTGCTCCAGGGGGACGCGGACTACGCCAAGATCGTGGGTACCCTGTGGACCCCCGCCATCCCCATGAACATGGCGCTCCAGGGGCTGCGCAACCAGCAGTGGAACGGTAAACCGATAGTACCCCCGGCGGACTACACCAAACCGCGCAACACCGCCCGGGCGGCGGGGGACGTAGGGGACTGGGCGGCCAGGTCGGCCGTCCCGCCATACGGCACCATAGCGGACAACCTGACCAAGACAGGATCGCTAGCGGGGACCGCTGGTAAGTTTGCCGCCGGTATGGTAGGGGTACGTATACCCAGCGCAGCGTCTCGTAAGTACGAGGCGCAGGAGACGAAGCATAACAACCAGACCATGAAACAGGCGGACAGACACCCGGCGGGACCGCTGAGTTGGCTCGCCAGTCATTTTGGGCGGTAACATGTCAGACAGGGCCGCCATTGAAAAAGCCGCACTGATAGCATGGATTTACTGGTTAATTTTCCATGATGTCGTATATTTAACCCGATGGTGGGAGTATACGGAATGGCTCACAGGAGAAGCATATGAGCAACAAATGCTATCTAGGTAAATCAGAGAGCTTCGCCAAGGGCGGGGACACGCTAGGGCGCACCCGGGATTTCCTGAAAACGCCTGACCAGTTCACGGACGGGCGGTTGCCGCCCAAGGATAAAGGCGGCGCCGACGACCCGGAGCAGGATTATGTCAAAACCGGGAAGGGCGGGAAACTATCCAAGATGACCGGGGACAAGGAGCTTCCCTGCAAGAAACCCAGGAGTTGAAATGCCCTACGACCACAACCCCACATACGAACAACTTCTAGGGCACGCGGAGCACCACAACATTAAGGGGTGGCTCCTGCGCGGCTGCGAACGCGAGGACGCCAACACCCTCCGCGAGGCTATTAAGAGACAATCCGCCCACCGTATAGCCCGCAAGGTTGCAGAATTTCTAGCTGATGGCTGAGAAAGTATCCCACGCGGTAGCCAACTACGGGCCTGGGCATAAGGACGGCGACCACTGCGCCGTCTGCCGGTACTTTTCCACTTTGGGGGCTAATTCCTGTAAAAAAGTGGAAAACCCAATCAGTTCAATGGGTTGGTGCCGATTTTTCGAAGCCAAGAAGGATTCGTAACCGTTCTATGGTACGGTTCCCCCGTGTGGAGGAACCGCCATGCGCCGCCCGAAACGTCTAGCCCACCCGGATACCGGCACCGACCCGTTCGAAGTCGATGCCGGTATATGGGAGTTTATTGAAGATGCGGAATGGCTTGAGTGGGCGACGGCAAATCCAGCGCCAACTGCTCACCATCGGCAACGCTCCGTGTCCACAGCCTCTTAGCAACTTCAGGAAACTTCTCTTTGATCCATGGCCCATCTTCACGCTCGCAAACCGTATCAATGAGGGGATAGGCGTCCTCGTCATAATTCCACGCAATCCCGGCGAGGCGTTTCATTTCATCGGCGACCTCGTCGCAGTCGAGATGAGCCCGGTAAGTCACAAGGCCATCCTCTGTATAGACCTGTTTCCGGTATCGGTCCCCGATCTCAATGCGGCAGTGGCACTGCCCACAGTGGTATTGCTTGCGTGCGGTGCAACATCTATCCTGTAATATAGCCATTAGTGCGTCCTTTCAATCTGGGCGGGTAGCGGCAAATCCAGCGCCAACTGCTCACCATCGGCGGCGGGGGCCGTTACCTTCGCGGTAATCTTCCCGTTCGGCTTGCCCAGCACGTCTTCCGCCGTGGCATTCGTCAACAGCACACCCTCGAACGGTGACCCGGCCGGAACCGGGATCGAGATAATCTTTTCCCGGCCGCCGGCCACCCCGGAACCAGCCGCCAGATCCACCCCCACGGTCTCGGTGGCTTTGAAGTGGTTCTTGAGCCCGGAGATCACCGGACCCGGGACGGTTTTCCCGTGCGCCAGCCAACTCTCCAGCTTCTTGCGGGACACCTCGATCACACGCTCTGTCTGCGAAAATCTTACGTGCACCGCGTACGGGCGGTCGCGGGTGGGCCCGGATACGTAGGTGATCGGCGCCGGATGCCCCTTGCGCTTGACCGGCATGGTCTGCACCACCAGGATGTTCTGTACGTTGCCCTTGATGAACTGGGTAAACATATCCAGGGTGTTCTCTGCCGTGCCGCCGATCGTGTTGGCGCTCTTGGTGCGGTCCCGCTGGACGAAATACTGCTCTTTCAGGTACGACCACATTTCCTCCAAGTGGAAACTGCACCCCAGCGTGTTGGCGAGTTCCGCACCTGCGAACGTGGCGACCGCTGCCGCTGACCGCATGCGTTCCGCCGATACATGCCCGACCTCCTTGTTGAACCGGTCATGCACGCTTTTGACGTATCTAGAGATACCCGCAGGGTCGCGGCCCAGCAAGCGGCTATACAGCAGTCCCACGCCGCCATAGTTGTGATCGAGCGAGTTAACCAGGGACGCCACATGGTTCGGATCGGCGCTGTCGGGGCGAGGGGTAACGATGAACTCGAACACCCGCTGCAGCTTGGCGTCCGTGTACTGGATGTTACGGATGATGTTCTCGCACAGGGATTGATTGGAGCCGACAACGATCAGCGTCTGCCAACTCTCCTTGGCGTACAGTGTGCGGTCCTGGTGCAGCTTGGACCCGTCCGCACCCTCGCTCAGGTAATTGACCATGGTACGCACCTCGTCCATGTGCGCCACCTCACTGATCTCGTCCAGGAACACCGGCAGGTTGCGGATGTGCGCCATCATCCGCATGACGCCTTTCTGCGAGGACATCGGGCGCTCTTTCACCATAACCGGTGAAGCCCAGATCGAGCATCCAGAGGCGATGCTTGTACTCTTGTGCGCACCGGACTCAGGGGACCATGGCGCCAGCACTGCGCTGTACTGGTTGGTGGCGTACATGAGCGGCGCCCCGAAGCCAGCGGCCGAGATCACTTCGAGCGACGGATGCACCTGCGCGGTTATAATCCTGTGCAGTTCCCACCACGGTTCCTCGGAACCCTTGGGCTTGTAACTCGCCTCCACGGTCTTATCGGAGAAGCCCGCCACCTGTTCGCTGCCGTTGGCTAGCACCACGCGGCCACCGTAGGCGAACCCGATGGGCTCCTGCCCCCCTTCCTCCTTGCGGAGCCACCCGAAGGACACGGTGTTGATGCGCTGCTTGGCGAGATCGAGTTTCGCTGTAAATGATGTCATGAACTGCACCAGGAATTTTTGGTTGTCGGGGTAGGGCTTGCACCCGTGCGTACGCAGAGTCTTGACCAGGGTTTGCTCCGTGGTCAGGTCTGTCTCAAGGACGGATACCGGGCCCCAGGCATCGCCGTCAAGGGAGGTCTCGAACAATATCTTGCGGTTGCCCCGTTGCAGGATCGGGTTGCGTATCCGACACATGAACAGGGGGCGAAGCTCGTTCGACGTAAACCCCCCGGCGAGGGCACGGGTGACGATTTTGCATATCCACCCAGTCGTCGGGTCCACCGTGTACCCGTCAGGGAGCATCAGGTCTTCAGGTGGCGGGGGCGTGTGATCAAGCGCATCGGACGTAGGTACCCGTTCAGCCAGGTTAAGCGGCGACCGTACCCGCCCGTGGAATGGGCACTTGATGCAGCCCGCGCCTGCGCTCTCAAAAGCATTGCACGAAGGCCAACCGGTACCTTGCGCCCTACGTGCGAGTTTCTGGTTAAACTTGTCATCGGTGCTCTCCTTGTTGTAGTCAGGATGCCCCTCGGATAGCTTGTGCGCCCACGTACGCCCGTCCTCGAACCACGTCGCCCCAAGGAGCGTCAGGTTCCACAGTGGCTCAGGGTGCTCCTTGCCCTGCGTGGCGAGGGCGTCTTTGTAGTGAATGCAGTTCTTAAAGATCGTGGTTGGATCGAGCGGGGTGTCGTCATGCCCGGCTGTCAAGCGATCCGCCTTGGGATCGAGGCCAACAAACACCGCTGCCATCTTTTTACCAGTGGCCCACGCCGGTACTGCTACCGCTCCGGTAACAACTTTATAACGATCGGGTACGCCACATCGCGTCCCCGCAAGTCGTCCCGCAAAATCCAGGCTTTCTCCCAAGTGAGCAAGCCTAACGGCTCGCGGTGTACCCCCTTTGTAGTTGAATGTTCCAGGTACACGGAGAACCCTTGCAGCATCGGTAGTAAGACCAGCATCGCATTTGAGCCCGTGCTTGATGGCTGCGGCTTTGAGCCCTTCGGCGTACGGGCGCCACTCTTCTTGCGTGAGGGCTTTGTCGCTGATCCAGTAGACGTGGAAGCCTCCTGAGCCTGAAAACACAATGGCGGACGGTGGGGGAAGTACAGCTTCAAGTATGAACGCCGCAAGCGCCGCAAGTCCTTCTGCTGTTGATCCATAATGTTTCTCCGAGTTAGCCTTGACATCCACGTCCAGCCAAATCGCCTTCAGGTGCGTGGCGCACTGCTGCGTACGAATAGCCCGCCGCCAACCGTTTTTAATTTCGCCGGCAGTGGACTGCTGGGAAAGACAAAACCAAACATCTTTGTAATACGCCGGCTTGGTGGCAGCCGCCAGCGCAAAATCAACAAACGCATCCAGGTCCCTGAATGGTTTCCCCCGTAACCCCGGCCCCTTGGGCGATGTCCAATGAAGATTGACGTACCCTGGCCCGTCGTTGGGCCAGGGCACGACTTGCGCCATGAAGTCTCTCAACGTCGCCATGCAAGTGGCTTACTTGCTGGCGTTCAGGTGCTGCGCCGTCAAGTTGGCGATAAGAGCGTCCATCGCCGCATCGCTCTCCTCCGGTGCCCCTGCGTCTGCAACGGCAGAAACCTGTGCGACGGGGGCGTCGTCCAGAGGCACCTGCGGTTCCTCCACCATGGCTGCCACCGCCTCTGTATGGCTGCTGTGGCCGTTGTTGTAGTTGGGAGTAGCAGTAGGGGTATACGGCCCCACCAGGAAATTGTCGTGCCCGCTTACCTTGGCGGGATCAGACGGTGCGTCTTGGTGGGTGATCGCAGGAGCGTCCCCACCACCCGTAATCCGCTTCACCAGCGGGTGTTTGGACATCTCAATAACGGCCTTGCCCTCATCCTCCCCCAGCCCCTGAATGGCCTTGAACACCATACACGGGTGCGGCTTGTTGGGGTCGAACGAGATACGGGTGACGTAGCTCAGGTAGTGGAACCCCTGGTCCGACATCATCGTATCCATGGCGGCTAGGTTCTTAAGGCTGTCCGCCGGCACACGGAGAAACACCGGCTCCATGAGTGGCTTGCCGAACAGCCTCTCGGTCTGCGGTGGCAGGAGCAGGAACGCAATGCGCTTGTAGTCGCTGCACTCCTTCCCTTTCTTGCCGGTCTGGCCGTTCGTCAGCCAGACATTGCGCGGGCACATGGCGCAGTTGTCATGCTGCTTCTGCTGCGCATCGGGGTCGGGAACAACCCCGTTTATGGAGGCACAGACGGGGCGCATGTGGCCCCCATCCTCGAACCCCTTATCTTTGGGGTAATAGGACTTCGACCGAACCTTGTTCTGTCCCACGACCACACCGTCGATGTACGCCGCTTGCGTACCGTCGTCTGGCCGCACAAAGTCCTTCTTCTGTCCGTCGACCCGGATGGACCACGTCTTTCCTTTATAGCCGATAATGCCGTACGACTGCTCGATGCCATCGGACAGTCGGTCTTCCTGCGGGTTCAACCCAGCGAACGCTGACGCCATGCGCTTGGTCTTGGCCCAATCCGGTACTTGCAGTTCTTGACCCATGGGGGTTCTCCTGTGAGGTTATTTCGTGGGACGCCGCACACGGACGGTGCAAACGGCGGTAAGGTTACACCCTGGTGGTGTAGCGTTGTGCTCTTTCACGTAGTCGCGCACCGCCGTGGAGTTGGCACGACGGTCCATCAGTTCGAACGACCCCGTCTTTACCACATACTGCATGAAAGCCTCGGGGTCCGCAAGTGACGCGCTGTAAGACGTTAACAGGTAACACGTACCTGCCTTCGATTTCAGGTTGCCGGTGATATTATTAGCGTCCATAAAGGACTGAATGGACCCTGCCAGCTTGTCCTGAATTTCCAGTAAAGGCTTGCGCTGGGCCTCCCACTTTTCGTCCACAGCCTTCAGGATGTCACGTACCTGAATATACTGTTCGATCTTTTTGTCAATGTCTTCACTCATTTGGAATCTCCTCTCCTTCGTCCGGGCGCTGCGGGATATCCGACAGCTTGTACCACTTGTTATCGGTAACCGCCCATATGGTTCCATCATCAGCCAGCACAGCTATTCCTCCGGGGGTGACCGCTATTTGCACCGGTTTCCGAAAATGGCTTATTCTTGGTGTTTCTGTCATATCAAGTTCTCCGTTGCTCCCTCGACCAGATCGAGGAATAGGGACTGCATTTTCTGGTGCTCCCGCAGCATCTTATAAATGCGTTTCTCTATGGGTGTAGACTGTAAGTGCAACACCTGCTGCTTGTGCACCTGCCCGATCCTGGTTATTCGGGCGTTAAACTGGTCGTAGACATCCAGCGACGTGATCGGCAAATACCAGATGATCGTGTCAGCCGCTGTCAACGTGAGGCCATGGTGCACACACGCCGGATGCGCCAGCATGGCCTTGTATTTGTCCGTGTTCTGGAACAGCCCGAACACCTGCTCCCGGTGTTCCGTGTCACCGTGCACCACGCAGTGGTCGATCCCCACCGCCGGCATGCTGAATATCTTGCTTATCCCCTCGATCATATGCCGGTATGGTACCGCCACCAGCACCTTCTTGTCGGCGGACTGGATCAGTTCCGCCAACGCCATGATCCGGGGAGTGGGGTCCACCCGCACGAACTCGGGGTTTGACGTGTAAACCCATCCCCCTGCAATCTGGAGTAGCTTGTTCATGGCAGCGCCGGCATTGACAGCGTTGATGGTCTTGTCCTTCACCAGCGCCACCATGGCGGTTGAAACCGCCTTATAGACCTTGGTCTGCTCCGGGCTCATCGGGACATCAATTGTCCGTGATACCAACGGCGGAAGCTCCACCACGTCGTCCAGGGAGTACCGGCACGAGGGCTGCATCCACTCGAACGCCTTGGCCACGGCGTCCGGCTTGGGGCGCCAGGTGAAGTTCGTCACCCGGGTCATCAGGGCGTCCCGGGCGTGGGCCTGATACCTGGGCACCCGGCTCGGGGTAATGATCTGGCACTGCCCCCACACGTCCGTCGGCTCGTTGGGCATGGGCGCTCCGGTCATCCCCCATACCACGTTGAATCGCACGGCGAACTTGCGCATGCGCTTTGAGCGGTTGGAATTGTTCCGGTAGACCGCCAGCTCGTCCAACACCAGCGTATCGATATCGGCGCGCGAGTGCAGCTCGCTCTCGATGACCTTCAGGCCATCGTGGTTAATGATGTAAATATCCGCGTCCTCGGCCAGCCGGTCGAGACGGTCATATCGCGATCCATGGAGGACTTTTACCGTCCGCCCTGGCAGGGTGTTAAAGACCTCCCGCGCCCACACGAAATTGAGGGTGGACAGAGGTGCAACCACCAGGAGCTTTTTGGCGAGGCCTTGTTTATTGAGATAATCCCAGGCCCATAAAGCAGTCTTAGTCTTGCCGGTCCCCATGTGATTGAGTACGTATGCACGAGCGTTCTCCGTTAGCATCCTACAAGTTGCACGCTGGACTGCGAATGGCTTACCACCGTTCCAGTCGTAATACAACTCCATGGGGTTAGGAGCCTTAAACCCCAGGTGTCGCAGCATAATGGTTTCGCGCATGCCGTGTGGCACAACGCAGAGCCCGCCCGGTAGCGTGGGGGCGAGCGGAAACATGGTCCGCACCCCGGGGGCGTCAGGCACCACGAGGGACTTGGTGGCACGGGAGATGGTTAAGGGCATGCGCGCTGCCGCTCTATTTCGGCCAGTAAGGTCACTGCCTCGGCGCGCAGTAGCTTCGTCTTTTCTACGTCTTCCGCGTCTATCGCAGCGCGGGTGGCGACTTCAAGATCAAGTATCTTCTCGTCGTTGCGCATAACCTGCAAAGGTGTCATGGCTTAACATCCTCCTTATGTCGTCGTCATCGCGTATGACAAATACCAAACCGCCAGATGCTTCGATCTGGGACTTCGTTATTTCTTGTCGAGGTGTCAGGTTCTTACCTGGCACCTTGGTTTCTATGGACACAAACCGGCCGTTGATAGAGCAGTAGTAGTCCAGGCCGGGGGCACCCATGCCGTTTTGCACGGGCTTGAATTTATAGCAGTTCGACAGAGAAGCAAGAGCACGATCTACTTTTGCTTTAACTTTTCCTTCAGGTGTGGGCATCGACTGGCTGTAACATGGCAGTGAAGATACCGATGTCGGTCTTCTTTACCGGCTTAAACATGCCAGCGTCAAATGAGCACTCGGTCGTACCATCAGCATAAATAGTTTGGGGATTGCGCAGTTCAAAAAATAGTAGGTGTAAACCTGTCACAGTAACAAACCCCCGAACGGTGTATACCGACCCTTTCACAGGAAGGTACAGCTTAAATTGGCAATCTTCTGGTAGCACATACCAATCATCACGAACACAAACGACTTGCTGACCTACCTCGATCATGTTGTCCTCCATATCTTACGCCACATCCGCTTGTGCCACGGCGGCGACATAAAACGCAACAACGCCAGCAGCGCCTCGGTCTGGGACATATAGGGCCCATGGCACTTCTCACGGTCGTCGGTCCAGAACCAGCAGTCGTTGTACTGGAACGGGTTATTGCAGCTAGCCTTTCGCGCCTTCATGCTACCTCCTTCACACTCTTGTTGTAATTCTTCCGTCTGCGGTCGTAGCACCCCACCCACCGTACAGGTTCGTAGGGTGGGGCGCGCTTAATCGCCATATAGTTAGTGGCGCCATCGTATGTGCGCTGGACGAGATACACCTTGCCGGACTCCATCGCCCCCCATGCCGCAGCGGCGGTTTCATCCGTGACACGACTGCGGGGCCGATCCACCAGCAAATTGCCTATGTGGTAGATTACCCGTGCCCCCAGTGGGGCGCGCCGCATCCACCCGATAAAGGTGTCCTTGGTGTACATTGATACCATTATCGTCGCTTCCCATGGTATGTGCAGGACACGACCGGACAATACCGGGCACACAGCTTGCCGGGTTTCGGCTCGTAAATCATTGTCTCGGCGGCGCGCTCCATGATTTTCACCTGCGGGAACACCGCAATCCATTCCTTGTGGATCGTGTCGCGGTTGAACGTTTCTACCGTTACGCAGTCTTCTTTGAGCCACACAAACTCGGTCTTGATCCGCTGTAGCTCCGGGTAATGCACGAACAGACACTGCGCCATGAGCATCAGTTGACGGCTGTCATGCTGCAACTTTCCCGTCTTCCAATCGCGCGCCAGTGCCACCGGGCCGTTTATCCTCGCTACGTCGCACACGCCCCGGAACCAAACTTCGTTAGAGAACCACGCGGTAGGCTGAAAGTCCTTGGTTATGGCGAGCTTCTGCTCCACCACCAGTTCACCCGGCCCAGACGTCATCTCGTCAACCCAATGCTGGTAGTCTTTCATGCTGTCAGGCAATGCAGCCTTTATGCGCCCACCCTCGCTAGCAATAAGCGCCCCAGCAAAAGCAGCGTGGACCTGGTTTCCCCATATAAGCTGCTCGCTGCTCTCGGTAAAGTTCTTCGCTATGTCCACCTCGTAATGCCGTTTCGGGCAGGTGTCATAGTTCTTGTACTTGGAGTAGGACCACGTGAAGGGTTTCATTTCCTAAAGCTCTCACGGATAACGGCTACCGCCATGCCCACAAAGCATATTGCTATCGCCACTTGGACAAAATCGTCCAGTGTCATTTTCTATCCTCTTCTATTTCCAACTGCAACGCCGCCAACGAGCGCCATGCCGCTTTCGCCATATGGCGCTCGCCGTCCGCATCGAACTTGTTCTTGATCCGGTCTTTCAGGTGACGCACGATGCAGTCTTCCTGGTCCATGGACTTTTCGCGGTCCCAATGCAACGGCTCGCCGGGGTTATGCTGCTCATTCCCCACATAGCTCACCCGCGATATTTCCATAAGAGCGTCCGGGAAGTATTTCAGCAAACCGGAAAACATTGGATAGGTTTTGCGCTCTGTTCTACCGGACAGCAAGGGGGTAAAAGGCGGCTTACAGTCGCACGCTTCCATTTTAGTGTAAAGCGCACACGTCGAAGCGTGGACGTAATACCCCTCAGTGATAGGGTGCGTTACGGGAACTTCAACAGGTTCAGGATTAGAACCAGCACGGTACGCCCCCGCCATGCGGGTCGCCTTGTCGAATATATCTTCGCTTTCTTTCTTCATTTCAAAGCTCCAATATGAAAAGATTGAGGGCTATGGCAGTAGCCCACTCAGCGGAAGCACCATCGCTTCTCTCCCAGCCCGGCAGGAGGGCGATAACCTCGGCGTGCTCGCATATCCATGCAAGGTCCTCCCCCAGGCACTTTCTAAGGGTTATCCCGTATTTCTTCTCTAGTGCGTCCGCATCCCCGGTGGGGAATTCTTTCGATACATCGCGCCCGATCCGCTCTATATCCCGCTCAGCCGGGTTAAACACTGTGTGCCCCATGGCGCGCAATTTGGCCGTAGCCACGCGAAAGGCGGGAAAATTAAACTCTGGTATCCCGCGCATGGGACCAGCGATATAGATTTTAAGCGGCATGCGAAACACCTTTTATTTTCCGGGGCGGATGCCCCGCCACTCTCGCAACCCTTCGGACAGTGCGCGGGTCGATATTGTATTTACGCGCGATCTGCCAAACCGGTATTCCCGCCCCATAGTCGCGGGCAACCGTAGGGTGATCACAGCGGCGCTGAAATATATTCGGGTCCACACGCGGCGGGTGGCCGGCTCGCCTCCCTATATTGCGAACGGTTTGTACCGTTACACCGTACTCAACCGCTATGGCAATGCATTTCACACCTTCCGCATACAGATCGGCAACGGATTGCCGCTCGTGGTCCTGTAACTTGGTGCTATCGTGGTTACTCGTGGCCAGGCGCAGGTTAGCCCGTTTCAAAGCGCGAATGACAACAGAACGGCAACACCCCGCATATGTAGCTATCTGCCCCGATGTCCAAGCAGGATGGGCGAGTCTGGTTTGCACGATGATATCCTCTCTGCCATATTTATTTGGCATTCTTCTCCGCCTCCTTTTTCGCCTTCATTTCCGCCAAACGCTTGTACGCTTTCACCTTGTCCTCACGCGCCCGTAGCTCCATGTAGATTGGCTGGCGCTCGATCAGCGTGCGCTCGGGGTCATTAAGAGCCTTCTCCAGACCCTCTGCGGAGAACCAAGTCACGGGCACGGCATCAGCAACGGGCCACGGCGCCCACTCGTCGTGGGGCAGCGATGGTAACTTAATCCAAGCCGCCGGCAGAGCCAGAGACCCATCCTTGTTGCGTTTCAGGAACGCAGGGATTTCCAGGTTGTCCTCGTTCATGGGGCACCACTTTCGTTGTTGTTCGAACGCGGAATTTCCGTAGGCCAGACCTGGATTGGGCCAGATGGTAACGCCGTTACTATATTCTGGACCGCGCCTGCCTGCGTTGCTCCGTGAGCCCAGTACACCTTGCCGTCCGCTAAGATATAATACAGGTTCATTTCATATCCTCACCAGTATTTGGTTACAAAATGTAGCCCGATATACGCGGCTCCGCATACCCAAGCCGACATACCAAGTATGGCGAGTAAACCCACAACAATAAACCGCACCTGCTTTTCTTCTCCATCTATCTTCATTTCGCATCTCCATATGACTGGCCAACCCCACACTCGGCGGCTAGCGGTATATCCTTGCCCCAGGACGGCGGACGGGTCATTTCCTCCAGCACCACACGCTTGCAATCCTCCACCTTGTCGTCCGGTACGATCCACACCAGCTCGTCGTGCGCCTGCATTACGAACCTATAACCCCGGTCGCATATCCGCAGGGCGTCGTGCATGGTGTTTATACGCGCGAGGAACTGCACTATGTTTTCGAGCAGTTTCGAGCCGTATATCGTGTACCGCTGGTTTCCGTAGCTGTAACATAGTTCGCGCTTACCGTCCGCGTCAACCTCTTCACGCGGTTGTGAATAGTTCATTTTAAGGCCGTTCGGGCCCTCCACACAACCATGGCTAATGACACAGGGGCCAATGCGTGTACTACCAGCATGGGACAACCAGTGGTTTCTCAGAGCGCTATCCAATGCGCGCCACATCTCCTGTATGGCCCCGTGGGTGTTCCTGTACGCCACAACAGCACGACGCGCCACATCCGGGTTCCATATCTTGGCCAGCACGTCCATGTCCAGACCCAGCCCACGGGCGGAGCGCACCACCATATTGTGGAACTTCACATGCCCACAGCCAAACCCAAGCCCCAGCTCGCCGGTCTTGCCGATAAATCGTTCGACCGGGTGGTCCTTCTTATTTACCGGATAGCCGAATATGCTGGACGCCAGCCGGCTGTACGGATCACCACCGTCAGCGAATACCCTCACGAGATCATGCTGGCCACACAACCACGCATTGATGCGGCATTCGATCTGGGACTTGTCCGCAACCACCACCTTGTGCCCCCAAGGGGCACAGAGCGCCTTGCGTAGCATGGACACCTGCCCACCACGTCCAGCGGGTAAGTTTTGAAAATTCAGCTTCCAGTCGCCCCCCAGCCTGTGGGTGTGCGCTGCTGCATATTTGAGCGGGATGGGCATGTACGTAAATGGCCCCCGATGGTTTCCCCCCCACGGCAACTGCGCCATTGATAGCATACGCTCCCCCCGCGTGCTCTCTATGGTCGAGCGCAGGTCGAGCCGCGCCGCTGCCAACAGCCGCACCACCGGGTCTTCATGGTCCTGTAGCTCGGTCATGAAGTCATCGCTCTTGGAAAACGCGGGTATCGGCTCTCCGGTCGTGGGCGATATCTTGTACTCTATATCCACCCCCCTGGCTTGCAACAGCGCCTCGAACCGCTGGTTGCTGCGCAACGATAGCTTGAACGCTTCGCGTTCCTCGGAAGTCATGCGACGGTTAGAGCAGAACACTGGTTGTGGGTTTGCACCCGCACAATCACCATTACATATAGGACAGTCGCCGCCCCTATACCCCGCTGCCTCGTCCAACCGTGTAATCTTTTCAATCTCTAGCGCTGCCAAGTGCTTTTTCAACATCTCGGTATCGCACACAAACACCGGTTCAACCGCGCACCGCAGCACAAGGTCCATAACCCTGCGCTCGCATGGTGGCAGCGCGGGATAGAGCGTATGGAAAATGCTGGCATTCATCTCGTTGTCATTGTTCGCATACGCCTGGTACGCCGCATAGAAGTCCGGGTCCGACACAATATTGGCCCGGTGCTTCCCCTTCGCGTCTGCAATCGTGGTACCCTTGACACCTATGCCCAGGGCCTCGCCCACCTTGGCCAGGGAGGCGCCACGTAGCTCGTGGCCCCGCAGCGCCACGGCCAGCCGCATGGTGCACACCATGCGGGCCGGCACGAACCCATAACGCCAGGCCAGAATGCAGTTGTCGAACAGGGCGTTAAACGCCACTGTGGTGGTTTTCTTGGGGTCGTACTGCGCCAAGAACGCGGGAGTGTCAGGCCCGTCCACATATTGGGCGGGCCCTCCATCGACCTTGAACGAGCACCCTATAGTCTCAAACCGTGGATCGAGAATATAGTTCGGCGGTGCCATCTTACGCAGCGAGTATTCGCTGTCGTAATAGCTTTCAAAGTCAAGGAAGATGACGTGGTGTGCCATGTTCTACGCCCAAAACAACAACGCGCGCACGATGCGATGCCACCATTTCGGCGGCACGGGGTCTGGTTCACCCCAAAGATCACCGCCGCCAACATAGTTCGGAAAATGCTGCCTCGCGCCAAAGGGGGTCATATTTTAACGCCCCCCGCAGTAGCGGTCACTAACCGTGTTCTCGATCTCATCAAGCGCTCCATCTGGTCTCTCGCAGCCCCAATAACCATCAAGAAGGCTCATCCACACGATTGGGCCGTCTTTGATGAAAATGTCCCACGCGCGCCTTGCGGCCCGACACCCGGACGGCGGGCGCGCTGTATACCAGCGCGTTCCTGTCCGAAACATAGCGTGAGGATGGTTGACGGTCATTGCCACCCCAAACAGGCCATAACGTAGATCGTGTGAAGATCACCTGCTTCCCGCTCACCTATCTCTTGCGCTAGCTTCGCATCGGTGAACTCGGCGGATGAAAAGAAATCGTCCGTCCAAGTGTGCTCGTCTTCGTGGAGCCACTTGTAACCGTCGTACACGTAATATCCAAGGATTGTCTCGCTCATGCCACATTCCCTTTTTATCCTGCGTGAAAGCTCGCGAGGATTACCCCCGCAACGATATCCGGTGCAGCCTCACCAATTAGTTCGGCCGACACCTGGGCTGGGCTGTCACACCACCCATGGTTCTCGCCCCAACCAACAGAAGGGACAGTGTTCTTTGCATCTTCCTCTGTTTCAGCTGCAACTATGGCGCTGTCATAGGTGTCATAGTCATTGTTTTCGTCCTGCCATATCCGCCATATCTTCATGTCACCGCCCTCTTCGCTTCAATGAACGATGGGAAGTCCCCAACGTGTCCGCTGGTCCCGGTGTCGAGACTGAGCCGGAACAACGACCACTCGTTTCCGGTCCACACCACGTACACCATATCCGGGGCCTGCCGCAACACGAACGTCTCTCCCGGTGGAATAGGTCCCCAACCGGGGGCTAGATCGCAGTCATACTGGTTTGCCAAGAACATCATTCTGCGCTCCTTTCATTGCGCTCCTCGCGCGCCTCATCAGGGTCACGCCCACACTTGCGGCAATACCACGTTTCAATGCCATACACTACGGCAAAGAAAGTCTCAGCACGCTTACCGCATACGTCACAGTATGTAACAGGCCAGGGTTCCGTAGTTTTCCAATGGTCGTATGTCATTCTGCATTCCCTTTCAATACTAAGACCAGGACCAAGACCAAGACCCAGACCCAGACCAGGACCCAGACCTAGACCAGGACCCAGACCTAGACCAGGACCCAGACCCAAACCCAGACCCAAACCCAGACCCAAACCCAGACCAGGACCAAGACCCAGACCAAGACCAGGACCAAGACCC